CTAGCTGTTTTTTGCCAGTTTACGAGTCGATTTGCCAGCTTTTTTGCCAGCATTTTCTGAGGCAAACAAAGCCACGGCCTTCCCTCCAGCATTCGGGTCCGAGCTCGGAATCCAGCGACCGTAGTTACGCCTGATCGATGTCGTGTCCGAGTGTCCCATCTGCTTCGCAACCCATATCTCCCGCTCGCCCGCCGATAGCATCATCGACGCGTACGTGTGTCTCGTCTGGTACGGATTGCGGTAGCGCACCTTCGCTTTCTTGAGCGTCGATTTCCACGCATCCCAGATCTGATGGTCGTCTTTCCAACGGCCAGCACCGCGGCCGCGCCACCCAGGGCTATGGAAAATCGCGTTGCCTTCGAGAAACGTGTGCGCCTTTTGGGCGAGCAGCGCGGCCATGGCCGGTGCGAGCAGCTTCACATCGCGGCGTCCCGCAACCGTCTTCGTGTCCTCTACGACGCCTTTGGCGGCCCGCGTAATCGCTTTGCGCACGCGTATAGTCTCGCGCTGCCAGTCGACATCACCCCAATCGAGCGCGATGACCTCGCTCGTTCGCATACCTGTCCAGAACATGAACTGCCAAAGGTTGGCGATTTGCGGATCGCGCGCAGCTGTGATCACAGCCGCTTGCTCGTCTGCGTCGAGCGGATCGGCGTGGTCGATGTCGCGGGGGGGCTCGTTGCGTGCGAATGTGAAACCGGCGAGCGGATTCGCCTCGAGTATTTCATCTTCGACCGCATCCTCGAACGCCGAGCGCACGCAGCTTTGAATATTCGAAAGCCGCTTGTTCGTGATCTTCTTCTCGCGGCCTTCGTCGATTTTCGCCAGCCACAATTTCAATTCGGCGCGAGTGAGTTCGTGCAGAGGCACCCCCCCGAACTCTGGAATGAAGAGGCCAAAGATGATTCCGCGATAATCGCGTGCGGTGCTGGCCGCAATCTGCGTCTGCTTCACCTCCAGCCAGTTCTCGAGGTATGTCGCGACCGTTAGCACGTCACCGCCTGCCTTTGCGAATTGCTCGATGTTTTTCGAGTTCGGGAAGCTCTGCGCATAGTCAAAGCTGCCGTCCTCGATCGCAAACAAGATCCGTTGCCGGAACTTGATCAACGCACGAGTGTTGGCAGCACTGGGCTTCGCTTTGACCCGCTCGCGGCACCTGATTCCCTTGTAGGGGAAGGTGATTTCATAGCTGGAGTCCGAGATTGGTTTGACTCCAGTCCCTTTTCTACCCATCTTTCGTAAGCCTCGAGGTCTATGAGAATTGTTGTTGAGTTCGGTGCGTAGCGCCACACGGTGCCTTCAGGCCAAATGCCCTTGCATTTTTTTGTGTAGACGGCTGCCGGCGTCATGCCGGTCAGCTCACAGAACTTCTTGATCGTTACGAAGCGAACCATTGCTTTTCCTTTTCGGCCCGGCTGTGCGCTCTAGTTCAAGGTCATCGCGCGATAGCGCCCAGCTCCTTTTCGGCCGCAGCTAGCGCAGCGTTCAGTTCGCTCATCGCCTCATGTGTGCCGCCCTTGTCTGGATGCGCTGCAGACGCGAGGCGCCGATATACCTGCTTCACGAGCTCGATATCTCGCTCTTGCGGATGCACGCCGAGTATTTCTCGCCATGTGCGTGAAGCGTTTGGAGCTGCGATCGCCATGAAGCCGGTGAACGCCGCCTCGAGCATGTCGCCGGTCCCCCAGCGCGCGACGCCGCGCAACGCCTCGATCGTCTTCGCGATCGCCTGCATGTTGTGCTCGATCTTCAGCCACCGGTCGCAGGCGAACGACATCTGCTTGCCCTTGTAGGTGAAGTAGACGGCGACACCCGGATCGTCGGGCTGCCGCTGGTTCGCAAGAGGCAGCCCATCGCGACGCAGCGCGAGGTTCGAGCTGATGACGATGTTCGGGTCGCGGGCGTATCGGCCGCCGCACAAAAGCGTGATCTCAGCGACGACGTTGTCGCGCGCCCGCGCGAGCGTCACATCGAATTTGGCATGCTCTCGCGAGAAGTGGCCGGTACGTTTGCGGTCAGCTGGCCATTGAAGCGGGTATGCGATCGTCATGCGATGGCTCCGAGCTCATGCATCTGGCGCAGCTTCGTCGCGACGTCTTCGGGGACGTCGAAGAACAGCAGCGCGCCCTTGCATTCGACGAAGGGCACCGGCTTCACATCTTCGAGCTGGAAGCCCCATTGGCCGTCCATGTGCCATCTGGAGGTCCGTCTCGCAGACGGAATGCAATCGGTGATGGTCGCGGCGCCGATGATGCCGCCGCGGTCCAGCTTTCCGTGCCCAGGCAGCGCGATGTCGATTGCGAAATAGTCGAGGAAGGCCTCGACGTCGTCGTACTCCGCGCGCGTCATGCCCTTGCTCGCATGGATCAGAAAGCGCCCGCGCAGCCTCGTCGGCCAGGTCCGGTTCTCGATATCCTTCAGATCGCGGGCCTCGATCGCGGCCGCGCGCGCGACGCCTATTAAATCGGGTCGAACGATTAGCCACGCCCAAGGCTGGCGGATGGAGATCGCCTTCATGCTAGGATTCCTCGATCTAACGGGAGGCGACAATGCCAGTCGATCGTAGAGATGTCCCGCATTACGTTGTCCTGCTCAGCGAGCATCAGTCGTACTCGTTGAATGCCGATCGGGAGGTTTTGACGTACGGCGTTAGCGACGAGCTTGCGCAATTCGCGCGCGCGCGCGGAAACGCACAATCCGTCGACGATCGCTTGTGGAAACCTTTTGCGGATCAAGAGGGGCTTTCGCCCATCGACCGCGAGCGGTTCTGCTGCTACCGCATCGTCGATGGAGGCGAGACTGAAGAGCAACTGCAGCACTTGATTAATATGTGAGTGGCTCACCATTCTCCTCCTAGGCCGTTGAGTTTCAGAAGCACGTAGCGCACGTTCGCGATGCTCGAGTCGCGATAGGTCATGGAGTGGGTCGCGCCGACGAGATAGAGCAGGTAGACGCGCTGGGTGGTGCGTGTCCAGGCGTCGAGCTCTGGCTTCGTCACGGGAACCGGCGAGGCCACCACGCAGGTCGGGCGCAGCTTTTCGGGAAGTGCTTCGACGGCGGCAGCGTGCCGCTCGATTACCTGCGTACGCTCGTCGACGGTCGCCGGCGCCGCCGCGGGCTCGAAATCGCCGAAGAGATCAATCTGCATCGTGGCCTCCAACGCTGGCGGTCGCGCGGCGTTCGGCTACGAACGCTCGCTGCCACGCGATCGCTTCGTCGGGTGACCCGAGATCACCGACCACGCCGCGGCGCGCCGTCATGGCGCCAGTCTGGCGCCACGTGATTTCGAGGGCGCCGAGTAGGACGGCGCGAGCGCGTTTGCTCAACGCGATGTCATAGTGACTGCGCGGCGTGCCGGGCTTCTGGTGCCAGCGCCGTGCAACGCCGATCGCTTCGCCCATAGCGTGGAGCTCGTCTTCGGTGTCAGCGATCATGTGGCACATCACCATGCGGCCGTAGCTCGCGCGCATGTCGTCGACATAGACGGTCATGTCTTTGGCTCCTCTTGCGCGGCTCGGTCGAGGCGCTCGATCTCCGCGAGGATCAATGCACCGGCCTTCACGAAGTCGCGGCGCGGCGCCGTGGGCTTGAACCATGCCGGAGACCACGGCCAGGTATCGGGACAGCTCGTGTGGTAACCCACTGCGCTCTCGGCATAGACGATGGCCGCGAGCGCCATATCGAAGTCTTCGTGCTGATCGTCGTGCTCGGGCGTCCAGCCTTCCTCGTTCACTTGCCGCGCACGCTCGGCGAGCACATCGCACGCGGCGCCGCTCATGCTTTGCACAGGCTTATCCACTGTTTCTGTGGATAACTGGGAAGCGAGGAGAGTGTGGGCGAATGCCAAGATCGCAGCATCACGCGGCAGTTCGTGATCGAATCGCCACAAGCGCAGAATCTGCTCATCCGTCAGCGTCGCCCCGGCTTGAGGTGCGGTGACGCGGGCCTTCACATGAGCCGCGAGTTGGAGGGCGGCCGCATACGCACCGCCATCCATGCAGGTGCCGCGCGAGCGAATCCATTCATCGACGAGAGGCTTGACTGCGTCGAACGCCGCGCGCTCGTCGGCCTGCGCTGCATCTGCGGCGACGGTATGTGTAGGGGCGGCGCCGCATTCGCCATCGAGGCGTCCCGAGTAGTACCAAAGCCAAGCGCTCGACGAGCGATCGTTGCTATAGTTGCCGCCCAACTCTTCTCGGGACAAATCGAAGCCACCGACACGAGCTTGCCGTTCGAAATCCCCGCGCCAGTCCGCCTGCTGCTCTGCGGGTATCGGTGCCGCAGCGGTCGAAGCAGCGAATGCATCGTGCAAGCGATCGGCCGTCTCGTGTTCCCAGTTCTCGCCAAGCACGCGCTCGGCGTCGGCGAGGGCCTTGCGCTGCTCCGTTGTCATCGGCGCTGCCGCAGCAGGGACTCCGGCACCGGCATCAGAAGCAAGCACCCACGACCCTTCCGGATCGCGCTTCATACCGGACACGGTCCACGAGTGGCGCTGGATGGTCGCAGCAGGGGCGACGGGAGCGGCGATAGTGGGCCAACCTATGAACGATTCGATTCCTGCGGCGCTTTTTGTCGCGTACCAGCGGATCATTTCGCAAACGCGCTTCACTGCATGACGGTCGTCACGCTGCTCGTCGCCCGTCTGAGGAAACATTTCCCCTCGTCGAGACGACTCAGTATCAACGGCGTAAATGGCGTCAATGACCGACTGCCAGGGCAATCGCCCAGTCCGCGCTTGCGCTGCATCGGTAGGGAGAGCGGCGAGCGCCACAATGCCGTATCCCTTGGCTTGCAGTTCGTTCAGAAGAACGAGTCCGCGATCAATATAATCGCCTGCGGGCGCATCGGCAGCCTTTCGACAAGCTTCGCCCATGCGCCACGCGCCAACATTGTCAGGCTGGTGCTGGTAAGTGAACGGTTTCGTATCCATCGTTTCCTCGATTCGACTAACGCATGTCCTCGAGCGCCAACTGGGCGCCCGGCATGACAACTTCGGATGCTTGAATCATGGACAGCTCAAGCTCTGGCGCTGCGCCGGCGACATAGCGCATGCGCCGACCGTTGTAGTCGCGATGACACGAGACCGATTCGCGCATGAGCTTGAGGACCTGCATCGCCTTATCGGCGTCCAGCAGGTAATGTTCAAAGCCGATGCGGATGCATGCGATATCGCGGCTTCGTGGGCTCTTCGATCTCGTCACCATTTCATGGCCTCCCAGAGGTCGGAAAATCATCATGTGTGCGACCGTCTAATAGGCGCCCGGCGTTCTTCTTGCCGACTCGGTCCATCAGCATCCGGCCGTCGAGCCGAACGTTGCCGGCTGCGGCGAGCCGCTTGCCGTCGTCGAACGGCGGCACATAGCCTTCTGTGGCGAGTAGGAATTCACCGGACGGCAATACGCCTGCCGTATCTCGCAGACCTGCCCGCTCGCCCCAATCCTCGTCCGTCCACTCTCCCCATTGCTTGTAGAAAAACGGAACACCTGCAGCTCGGCACTGGTCGCGGAGCGAGCGCGGCCATGTCGGATGCATCGGCCGTGCGTCCGGTCCACTCTCACCGCCGCAGATCACCCAATCGACTCGATCACCTGTCTTCGAGGGCCTGGCCGCGAAGTGTTGGGCGGTTGAGCCGATCTCGCCACGAAGCACATCGAGCTCACGTTTGTCGCCCACCACAAGTCGGTCGAGGTGCACCGGCCCGAGCAGGGGCTCCATGCTCAGGAAACGGACGCGTGCGGGCACTTGCAGCAGCTTCGGAATATCGCGCTCCGCTTCTGCCTGGTTCGCGACAGTCGCGCCGAGCCAGACGTTGTCGCGGCCCATCAGCCAGTCGTGCGTGCGCGCGCGAGAGATCTCGCGAAATGCGTTGCCGATGCGCTTAGTGAGCAGCATCCAGACGAGATTCGGTGTGAGCTCGATCACGTCGAACAGATCACGCCGCCATGCCGGGTCGACCTCGTTATCGAACACGTCCGCGAGCGACGCGCAGAACACGCGCTGGCGCCGACGGTGCTTCGCGTAGAAGACGCCAGCCTCGCGATTCCACTGGAGCGGCTTGCGCCAGTTCGCAGCCGAGGTGCGCCGCCGGGGTGCTCCCGGGCCCCAGTTGACCGGCTTTCCGCCCGCGAAGCGTGCATTGCGCGCCTCCGCGTAGCAGTGATCGCAGCCGGGACCGACCTTCGTGCAGCCCTCCCATGGGTTGAACGTGTGGTCGGTCCATTCGATTTTGCTGTTCGCGCTCATGAAGCGCCGCCCTCGGTCTTTTCGACGGAATGACCCATGCAGCCGTGCTCTTTGTGGTCGAAGTTGTCGCACTTGCCGAACGGGATGAAGTTGTGGCCCGTCGACAGCTGCTCGAGCAGCTCGGCCCTCGCTTCGTCCGGTGTCATCGTGCGGCCGTCGTCGTGCTTGAACATGTTGCGGAAATCCTTCTTGTGCCAGTTCATCAGTGCGCCGCGCACGTCGAGGCACATATGGAACGACCTGCGCTCGGAAGTGATCATGTCGATACTCCCTCGGACTTGTTGGCGAGCTCGCGCAGGCGCGCGCGCCACGCGTCGAGGTCCTCAGTTCCAGCCTTTCGCCAGCTGGCGCCGTGGCGTAGCACGAGCTTGACGAGCCAATGCAGCACATGCGCCTGTTCGTCTTCGGCCTTCGGTTTGATGTCGATGCCTGCCGCACGCATTGCATGAGCGATCGGTGCGCATTCGAAGCACATCCAGCCGAGCACCTCGCGCAGCTCGGGCGTGAGCTCGTCGGGATAGGCGGGAAGGGGACCGGCCTCGAGCGCGGCGCGAGCCGCGGCGACAGCGTCGGACGCCCCGAAGATCGTGACACCAGCGATCGTGGCGATGACGTCGGTCGGCGACGCCGTCAAATGCGTACCGAGGTCACCGCTTATGGTGGCGTGGTTACCTTCGCTTCGCGTGTTCATGAACCCGTCCTTGAAAGTTAGAGAGAGCCGCTCGCGCGGCTGATCGGAACCTTGCCGATCAGGACCGTCACGGGCTCGCCGCGGTCGCTGGAAACCATGTCAGCGAATGACTGAACGAACGCGTGCAGCTGCTCGGTAGTGGGCTCCTTCGCGAACAGGTAGCGTCGCGAGTCCTGAAGGAATGCCTCGCGGAAGCGAGTGCGCGCGTTCATGCTCAATTTCCAGATGCGATGCGAGTCGACGGCGGCTGCGTGTCGGTGCGCGATTGAAGTTCGGCCGGCTTGAGAGAGCAGTCGAAGCCCGCGGCACGGTAGGCGTCATAGACTTCTGCGCTAACCTGACAGCGGATGAGAATCGCGGCCTTTTGTAGGTTGGCCTTTGTGGTCGCATCTTCAGTAACGGTTGCCTGCCGTACGGTCTCGGCTGCAGCCACCTCGAGCTTGCAGTCCAGCAGGCTGTGCGAGGCACCCCCGACGACTGACACGCCGGCGATCGCGCCGCCGAACTGGACCGTCTGGCCACAGTTCATCTGCGAGAAGCTCGCGGCGTATGCGCCGAGCACGGGCGCCGAGACGTTGCGCACGGTCTGGGTCGTATGCTCGGGTTCCTGACTGAACTGGATCGTCCCTTGCGCTGTCGACGTGGCCGCAGAGTTCTGCGTTGCGCTCGCGGACGTCGATGTCTGCGCGATCGCACTGGCGGCATTTCCCAGGAGTAGAATCGATGCCGCGACGATGAGAAGCTGTTTCATTGTTGTCACCCCCAACGGTGGTTGTATGGGGCCTTCGGTATTAGCCGTACCGAAGGCCCTCCTCATCAGTAGCTGTAGGAGTAGCTGCCGTAGACGTTCGAATAGCCGTACGACGAGACGTCAGTGCCCACCCCCGACTTGCTGTCGCCATAGCCGCTGCCATTCGTATAGCCGCCGGCATTCGCGCTCGACGTGCTGCCCGTATAGCCGAGCGAGCCAGACACGCCGGCGCCGAATGCGCCAACCCCGAAGCCGCCAACGCCCGCGCCGAGCGCCGTGCCGCCGATGGCATAGCCGCCGCCGCTCGAATTGCTCCATTGCGACGAATAGCCGTTGCCGTTCTGGCCGGCCTCGGCCTGCGAGCCGCCAGACGTGCTGACCGACGAGCCGAAGCCGCCGCTCACCGAGAACGAGTTGCTATTGCCGTTGCCGGCGAATGCGGCGGGCGCGGCGGCGAGTGCGAGAGCTGCAGCGATTGCGATGGTGATGTTCTTCATGTAGATCTCCGTAGGTTGGTTTGCGCGGTGGTCCGGCCGCGCCCGGTCCTTCAAATCTTGCTTTCCGTGCTCTGCGCCTCGACGCGCTCGACCTGCAGACGAGCGCTGTATGCGTCGCCGAAGCGTCGCAGGGCGTCGAGCGTCCCCGTGACGCTCATGTATTGCTGGTTGCCGATCACGCCGTCGAGCTTTATCGTCAGGCCCGCGGCGCGCGCCAGCGCGATGAGGTATTCGTTCATGGCCGGCTCGTGTTCGGGAACGGCCACGGCTCTTTCGGATCGCGCTTCAGGGAGGGTTTGGCGTTGTCCGGCTGCGTGGACGCGGCGCCCGAACTCGCCTTCGAGGAAGGCTTCGGCGCTGCTTTTTTCGCGGGCGCCTTCTTCGCCGGTGCCTTCTTGGCGGCTACGCGCTTGACGTTCGCGGCTTTCGCAGTCGGCTTTGGCGAAGGCGCGGGCGCTTTCTTCGCCGGCACCGGCTTTTCTTTCGGCTTAGGGCGCATGTCGGTCTCAACCTGCTTGCGCACAGCGCCTAGGTCGATGCCGCGATCGCGCGCAGTCGCCTCAAGCAGCTCGGGCTTGCCGGTCGAGTAGGTGGCCGCGACCGACTCGTCGATCAACGCGATATCCACCACCAGGCGCCCGAGGCCTTCGGGGTCCTCGCGCGACGCGCCCTCGATCGCATCGACCTTCTTCGCGAATTCCGCCTCGGTGATCGCCTTGTTGCCCCAGCCGTACAGCTTGCAAATGCGCTTCTGGTTCTCGTTCCAGAGGCGCCGATAGAACGTCACAGCGACGATCTTCAGATCGAAGTCACTCAGGCCGGTGCCTTCATGCTTGTCGCGTACCTGCGTGAAGAGCTCCCCGCGGTACGCATCGGCCGCCTTCTTTTTCGCGAGCTCTGTGGACTGCGAAGGATTCGACGTGCCGGTGCTGCGCACCTGAATGCCCTTGTCGGCGAGCGCCTTCTTCAGATCTGCCTTCGGCATGACGTCGATCAGCTTGCCGTCGTGTGGGCTCTCGAGTAGCGCGGCACTTTTGACGCCCTTGGCGCCGAGCACCTGCCGATACGATCGGTGCTTCGGATCGTCGTAACACGTGTCATCAAGCCGCACGAGGCCGCCCTGCAGCTGGCTATATTGGTTGGGCAATGCTGCCTTGGCTTCCTTGCCCGTGATCACCGTGCGCCCGGCAGCTTCGGCCTCAGCGCGCTTCTGCACTGCAGCTGCGTCGCGCTTCTTTCCATAGCAAGCTGGGTCCGTGCAGACATCCTTGCTGCGCACGTCGTCGAAGAGCTCGGGCTGGTTGCCTGTGCGCTTCGGGCACGGCCCGCAGGCGCCGGCGGCCGGGACAAGGGCAGCGTCGGCGGTCTTGAACGGCGCCTGGTCGAGACGCAGCATGTAAGTGCGCTCAATATGCTCGGATGCAGCCTTGACCGATCGCGGCTCTCCATTGATGTACGCCGCCGTGAGCTCCTTCGCTGCTTTATCCTGCAGATTCGTCGGCAAGCGCGCGATCATTAGGGCGGTCTTCGCATTGAGCTTTTCGTCGTAAAACAGCTTGCGCGTCGCGCTATTTAGCCCGCACAGCTTCAGTCGCTGCGCGACGTAGGTTTTCGTCTGGCTGACCTCAGCCGCAATCTGCTCGAGCGTGTGTCCGCGATCGGAGAGCACTTTATAGCCATCGGCTTCCTCGAGCGGATGGAGATCCTTGCGCTGGAGGTTCTCGACGATCTGGATGTGGAGGACCTCGTCGTCGGTCAGATTGCGCACGAGCACCGGTACCTCGGACAGGCCTGCAGTATTGGCCGCGCGGAACCGGCGCTCGCCGGCGACGATCTCGAAAAGAAAGGTATCGTCATCTGGCCAGGGGCGCACGAGGAGCGGCTGCAGAACGCCGTGCTTGCGCACGCTCTCGACGAGCTCCGCCTGCTCGGTCTCGGGAAAGCGCTTGCGCGGATTCGTGGGCGACGGACGGATATCGCCGAGACGCTTGAACTCGATGGATGCCTGTTCGTTCTGCACGGGAAAATCTCCTTGTCTATTGGGTGCGTTCAAGCGCATTCAGCAGCGTTCAATGCACCATGCGTGCGATGGGCGCGACCGGCGCGCCGGCGATCGCGTCGAGGATCTTCGCGAGCGCCGCGTCGCTGAAATTCACGTCGGAGAGGCACGGCTTCGAGGGGTGCCTATGGAAGATCGAGATCGCCTTCAGCCACGCATCGTTCTTCGCTGGCGCGTCGAGCCACAGAGGCATCCAGTTGCCGCTGCCATAGATCCGGTCATATGCCGCGAACATGCGGGTGCGTGTGGCGTTGAGCGGGTCGGCGACGCTCGCTTCGAGAGCCGCGGGAAGCGAATGTGCGCAGCCGAAGGCGTAATCGATGTGCTCTCGCGTGCGGCCGTCGAATTCGACGCGTGCGAAAAGGCAAGCGTCTTCGCCTAGTGCGGCAATGCACGGCCTGCGATCGGTGGGCCGGGAATCGTTAAAGATGAAGATCGTTTTCATGGTTTCGGCCTTTTCGTGTGGTGCGTCGTGCGCCGGCGCTTGGCGGCGCGCAGCTGCGCGCGTGCGATTCGATATGCGTCCCTGAAATCCATGTTTCCGCTGTCGACGTCAGCGAAGAGCTGGAAGAGGGTGGGGCGCGGTTCTGGCCTTTTAGTACCGCGGGTCTTCATCCGCGAACTCCAGCTGGCGCGACGCGCTGCCCGCCGGCAGGGACTGGAGCGCACGCTTCAGATCCCATGTGCTGATCGGCTGGATGCGCAGCTGGCGGACGTACATGCGTGCCGCGGCTTCGTCGAGGAATGTGATCGCGTAGATCGCGCCGTTTCCGAATGCCTTCGTGAATGCCTGCAGCTTGGGCTCGTCCTCGGTCGCCTCGCATTCCGGAACGTCGACGCGCACGAGCGATTGGCCGCCGATCGTGAGCTCGGAAACTCGGCCCGCAATGCGTTGGTGTCCGAACAATTCAACTAAGGCCCACTGCTCGAATTTCTGCTCGTCCATCTCGAATCCTTAAAAAATGGGGCGCTTTGAAAGCCGCCCACCGAAAACGCGCGGTCGGGGTCAATGCCGCGCGCCTGAGAGCCTGGTTATGTCCGCAGCTCGATGAAAGCTCGTAATAGCCGCACCGCAATCGGCGTGAGCTCGACAAAAGTGCCTCCGCGCTGGACCGTCACGCCGCCGTCCGGCCACGCGATAAGCAGGGCGTCGCCGGCCGAGATCGTGAACTCGGGCGTGCGCGCCTTTGGCGTTGCGCGCGCAGTCTCAGCCGCTGGCGGAGCGGTCTCCGTAACTTGCGTTGTGATCCCGCGCGCCATCGCTGGCGACGCCGGCGCCTCCGCCTTTAGCTCGAGCGATGCCGGTTCGGGCTCTTTCTGGATTTCGTTCTTTGGACGCTGGTCTGGGAGCATGTAAAGGTGGTTCACGCGCACGATGCGTCCGGTCTTCAGCGCGGCGTCAATGAGCGGCGTAATCCCCGCGCTCGTCGAAAGGCCCAGGGCCATGCAGAGCTGCTTGCTGCCAGTCGGCCCGTTGGCGCTGAGAAACTCGACAACCTGATCAGCGCGCGTCTGGCGCTTTGCTTTGGGTTCCTCAGCCTTCGGCGCTGCCGCGCGCTGGAGGCGCCCCACGGGGTTCGCCCATGGGTCGGCGGGGCGCGGTGGCTCAGCGGGCTGCTCGGCGGTTTGATCTGGCTCAGCGTCGGCACTGGCCTCGATCGCAACGCTCTCGCCGGCGACCGGGAACATGTTCGGGTGCGCGACGCCGCTCATGCTGGCCGCCCAACCATTGCGCCGGCCGCGTGCGGTGGGAAGTAGCGCGTGGCGCGCGCCACCATCGTGTCGAGCTCGAGCACTGCGGCTTCGCCATCGGCGTGCGCGAGGTCATACAGTGCGGGCAAGCCAGACTGGACAGACGCCATAACCTCTTCGCGGCTCGCGAGACGGCCCTCTGCGTACCAGAATGTCTGTTCCGGCTCGCCGATATCGAAGAGCACTCCGTTGTCGACGGCCACTGCGTGATAACTCCGCGTCACCCAGACAAGCGCGACGCCAGGGTTGCGCTTGAGCATGATCCCGCTGACCTGCAGGTCGACCGGCATATTCGATTCTCGGCGCGCCGCTTTCGGAAGCGCGAGGAAGGGACAGGCCTGCGCCGCGAATTTCGCGCAGTCGGTATGCGAGGGCGGCTCGGCTGACACGCGATTGACGGCGCACATCGGGCCGATGACGAATGCCTTGTACTGGCCGAGCGGCTCGCCGCAGATCCAGCAGCGTTTGTAGTAGACGCACGCGGCGAGCTTGCGGCTATCCATCACGCGAAAGTCGGGCTTTCCGTCGATCCAGTCGACGAAATAAGGCACCGGGTAGCCGCGCGAGTCGACGGGCAGCGCGCGCATGCGCTGCGGGAGCTCCGGCAGACCTTGCCGGAGAGCGGTCGAAGTCATGGAGACCCCACGCGGAAGACGCGCCGCGGCCGCGCCTCCGTGAATGCCCGATGAATCGTTCGCGGGGGCGGGAAAGTGACGTTCGAAGCGTTTAGCGACGGCGACGGCCGACCAGGCGGCGCAGCCAAATGCGAGCGTCGCGGTGCTGAGGAATCCGACAGTGTCCATGTTCATTCCTCGTCACCGTCGTTGGCGGCGCGCTTCTTCAGGTCGACGACGTTGTCGTCGAACGCGAAACACGTCTGTGTGAGGTGAGCGTCGCGCGGCACCACGTGGCGGCCGACATGGCGTTGCGGACGGCCGACGATCTGCGCGCGCACCGCTGCCTGCACGACAGCGCGGACGGCTGGATTGAGCAGCGCTTCGTCTGGCGTGCCTTCGACGCCGAGCGTGGGGCACGCGCGAGCGAGGAGCTCGTCGGGGAGGCGGGTTGGCGTGGGGCGCATATCAGTGCACCTCCGAAAGCTTGAACGAGACGGCGCGCTCGAACTGCGAATCGGAAAGCTGGACTTCCGAACCGAAATCGTCGATCGCGTATGCGAGATCGATCCAAATCCAGCAGTAGAGGTGGTAGCAGACCATCGCCGTCTCACAGGCAACGGGTGAAGGAGCACGACGTGTCGCCCGCGTCGACGCGGTCCTGATACTGCTGCCAGCCCGTATAGAGGAGGTAGGCGAACAGGACGCCCAAGACGGCGAGCACGTTACGCAGGATGCGGAGCGTCCGGACCAGCACGCGGACGCCGCGCGCGCCGGTGCGCTGGGCGCTGGCGGTGGGGTTGGCTTGCTGTTGCTGGGACATCGTTCGCTCCAAGTTGCGATCTGATGGAGCGATAATAGAACCGCCGGTTACTTTTATCAAGCACCAAAGGTTACTTTTTTCGTAACCGTGGTTACGGCTTAACGCAAAAAAGCCCGCTTGGAGCGGGCTAGGAAGGAAGGGAGCGCTTTGTCAGCTAACTGTTGATATATGCATTCAGCATATTTGATGAGATTTCGAGACACCAACCGAGTACTGCGAGCAGATGAAGTTCAGCTACAACGGGTGCTGTTGGAACGATCCTTCCGCCGCGAGTTACTGAGAAGCGCACGTCGGTCACAATATCGTCCCGAGATCTCTTTGGGCTCTGTTTTCGTGTCGCACGGTAAGCATCAAGCGAAACAACGTCAGGTCCCGTTCTTACCTTTTTCATTTTGGTTGCTACCCTCGGTCTGCGCCGCCGATCGAGTGTCGGATCGCGCGCTCCTGGCGAATTCGGCCTGTGGCGACCGTGATTTTTGACCAGAATCCGAGTTTGTATCCGGCGTTGACTTAACACTTTCCGGATTAGAGGGAGCTTTTGGCTTTTCTCTCGGGCTTTGAGTGCTAAGCATGAGGAGTACCGCAGCCTGAACGGTTGGATCTATTGAGTTGCGAACGGCTTCCGCAGCAGCTTTCAATAACGTGGCGTCGGTCTGGGAAATTCGTGCGGCGCGCAGTTGGATATCAATTGCACTAATGATGCGTTGAATTGCGACGTCTTTTGGGGAGGTGAATTCATTTTCCGGAATGACCTCCTCAAGTTGCTCTGTCACTTTGTATGTTTCGACTCTTTCCCCGGATTGGGAGTCGTAAAGCACTGTGCGCTTCTCACCATTTCCGGTGGCGAGCCACTCGAAATTGACTTGGAGCCAGCTTGACAGCTTAAGTACCTTGGACTGTTCAGGCTTCGACTCTCCTTCGAGCCATTTTCGGGCGCCTTTCTGCGAAACACCCATCCTATCCCCGAGCGCCTGCTGCCTTCCTTTTCCTTTAGGAGGGAAGGCGATGTCGTCGAGGGCCTCGTTCAACCGGGCCGCAAAGGCCTGCCGTGTGTCGTCAATAACCATAGGTTCTATTGTCCCCGTCACCGGCCAGGAAATCAGTTCTTGCAAAAAGGTAACCGTGGGTTCTAAAATGCCCCGCATGAACCCGATCGCAACCGCTATTGCTCACGCTGGTGGCATTACGGCCTTCACGAAGGCTCTCAATGCTCGTATCGACCGGCCTGTCACGTACCAAGCAGTTCGAAAGTGGGCTGAGCGTGGGCAGCTTCCTCGAACCGATTGGACCGGTGAAACGAGCTATTCGGCTGCGATCGAGGATCTAACGGCCGGGGCGGTAACGCGCTCTCAATTGCTTCATCGCGGCCGCGAAGCTTCGGCGGCAGGGGATGTTGCGTCTGCTTCCGAGGAGGGCGTCTGAGATGCTTCGCATCATGTCAGCGATATTGGAGCGGAGACGGCCGTTGGCGCTCCGAGTAACGCCCGGTGAAGAAGGTCGCTTCGCACTCGTGGCAGCAGAGGGAGATTGCGCCAACCATTCCCTTGGCCTTTTCCTGCAGTACTACCTTCTTCGCCGAGTTGTCCATGCAGGACTGGCAAAGGTAGTGCATTGGAACGCTACCTTGACCGCGCTCTCGATGCGCGAGGACGAAGACGCCTGGCTGAATTGCTTCAAGTTCGTACTGCGCCCTTTCCGCACTCCGCTGTTCCAATTCAGCGATACGTGCGCTGAGTTGTCGCTTCTCGTCTTTGAGCATCTCAACCTCGTCGCGCATCGCCGACATCTTCTCCTGCAGTTGAAGCGCGGCCGACTGTATATCGACGATCCGGTCGTTGAGTATCTGTTTGGCCTCGGTGAGCTTGACATCATCACGTGTGGCGATTGCGAGCTTCGCAATTTCGAATGCGGCTTTGGCGCTGCTGACTGCGGCGCTGATCGAGCTAACGTCCACGGGGATTCCTCTCGTTTGGAAGCGGTTGGCGTAGGAACCTCCGATTCTAAACGGGGTGCGAATCCCCACCATTTCAGCGGGAGCGCGTGAATGAAATCGAGCCTGTATTTCGGCGTCGTCGGCCCCGTTGCCGAGCTCGTCATCGGCTATTGCTGGCTGGCGGGCGGCCAGGACTGGGCCGGTCGCCTTCTGACTTTCTACTGGTGGCTGATCGTCGCTGCGCTGCTCGGGTTCTCGCTGCTCGCTATCGTTGCTCGCATGGCGGCTTGCGCATTTCCGGAAAGCGCGCCGACGCCCCGCGCGCTTCGATACTGGCTGCGCACGCTTTTCTTCGCGCGCGTGGTCGCGCAGGTCGCAATTGGGTGCACCTCGCTGGCGGTCCTGTCGATGACCGGCTGGCTTTTCTCGAAGCTCACGCTCGCGATCGTTGCTGACGGCGAAAAAAAGGCGGCGGGGGCGTGAATGAGCGAACGCACGCTGCACAAAGTCCTCGCCGAGATCGTCGATGCTTGCCGTCGCTACCCGGCACTGTATGCGCATGTCTTCCATTGCCTGTTCGATGGCGGCGAGGTGCGCGACGGCTTGTTTCGCGTCGAGTGCGACGCAGTTTCGCGCCCGGCGCGCGGCGGCGCGCAGGTCACGCTCGTCGCGAAGGTCTGGCCGAGTGAATGGCTGTTGCAGTTCGCGCACGCGGTTAGCCGCGGCGTTATGCCGGAGATGGTATTGCCGGCGGCAGATGTAGTTGTTGGACATAAGGACTCGCGTACACGTGAGGAACATGAGGCGACTGTATCTGGCAGTGCGTTCATGCGCATTCCTGAATTTTTGAACACGGAGTTAACAAGATGAATGCCAATGCTCAGACGGTCCCGCTCATGCCAGCGCGCATGCCGATCGTCGAAAAGCTGCTTCGGGAGGCGATTTCCGACCCGAAGAGAAAGCAGGCGATCCTCGATGCGACGGGCTGGGACACGTCGATGCCATCGAAGATCCTCTCGAACACTGCGGGCATCACGCTCGAGCACCTCGACACGCTTTTTCGTGCGATCGGGCTCGTGGTGACGACCGTGGGCTACATGGACTACCTCGCTGAGGGCAACGTCATCGGCAGCAACTGCCGTTGCGCGCGGATGAACATGGGTGCATGCGGCGCGGCCGCGTAACGCGCCGTTCACGGCTTCGGGGATGCCAATGAACGTTGAAGCGGGAGACATCGCGCGTGTCGTGAACACTGGCACCGCGAACGACGGTGCAGTCGTCAGCGTTGTCGAGCTCGACAGCCAGTGGACCGAGATCATGCACAAGCCGGTCTGGGTCGTTCGCGGCGTGAAGATGCTCGGCTTCGCCGGGAAGATCCCGAAGACCGTCCAGGAAGAGGGCGTGATTCCGGACGTCAACCTGCGTCGCGTGGAAACCGACCGCGATGCCATCGACAGGCGCGACCTTTCGCTGCCCGCGCCGCCCACCCAGCGAAGTCCGATCGCCGAAGCGGTTAACAAGCCATGGGGACTGGATGTCTCACCACCTGACCAATCAAGCCTGGGATATCGAGCTTCGCGGCATGCAGAAGCTCGTTTTGCTTTGTCTGTCGCATCTGAGCGTGCAGACCACGCGCGAGTGCAGTCCGTCGATCGCGCGCCTCGCGTATCTCTGCGGCCTCTCGACCAGCGGCGTGCGGCAGCAACTGGCGACGCTCGTCGGGCTCGGCCTTGTCGAGGAGCTGCGCGACGGCCGTCTCGTGCATTACCGCGTCAACGTTGGCGTCGCGCGAGCAACCGATGGCGAAGCCTGATAGCGCTGCTGCGCGCGCTCGCGCTGCGCAGTTCAACGCCGGCCTCATCGAGGCGGCGATTCAGCGCCATGTCGACCACCGCGCGAACACGCTCATTCCTGAGGCCTCAGTCCGCTATTCGCTCGGCGCGGGCGGCCGCGGGCTCGGCGAATATCGCGCCGACTTCGTGATGGTCACTCGCGCAGGCTATGCCACTGAGCTCGAGGTAAAGATCTCGCTGGCGGACTGGCGCAAGGATCTCTCGAAGCCGAAGTGGGTGGGCATGCCCGCGTGGATCACGCGCTTCGTCTACGTTGTTCCCGAGCACCTCGGCATTCCCGAATGGGTGCCCGCGGCGGCCGGCGTCTGGCACGTGCGAGCGCGTCGGCCGGACTACGCATCGTGGTCTGGGCCGACCCGGCCTGACAGCTTCGAGATCGTCGTCGCACGCGCACCGCACGTGCTCGGGCGCGAGAAGCTGCCGGCGGCCGTGCTCGGCAAGTGGCACAAAAACCTCTACTACCGCTACTGGGAGCAGCGCATGGACGCCCAGCGCCGCATCCCGCGCCACATCCGTGAAGGCGCCGCCTCATGAAACCATGGACATGGCGTCAGGCCATCATCAATTCGACGCTGCCGCCGACGACGCGGTTCGTGCTTCTCACCCTCTCATGCCACATCAATGACGCCGGCGAGCCCGCGTATCCGTCGACCGCATTGCTGGCGGACGAAACAGGCCTGTCCGAGCGTGCCGTCGTCACGCACCTGCGCGACGCTGCGGCGCTCGGCTGGCTGACGGTCACGAAGCACGGCTACGGTGGCCAAAAGTGGGCGAGGAACCAGTACTACCCGCGCGTGCCGGAAGGTTTCGAGATCCGCGAGCGCGTTCCGAAAGGCACTGAATCTGGTTCAGTGCCTTCGAAAAAGGGGCGTGGGAAAAAGGCACTGAAGGACGTTCAGTGCCCTGTGGATAAAGGCACTGAAGGAGGTTCAGTACCTTCAGAAAAGGCACTGAACGTCGTTCCAGAAGGCACTGAACCTGACGACAGAAAGGCACTGAACGAGGTTCAGTCTAATACTGCAGTTAACCCTGCATTAAATGCAGCAGCAGAAGTGCGCGATGGAACCGCCGCTGCTGCTGCTCAAAAAATAGGCAACCCGGAAAACCCGGAAGGCGATGTCGCGCCGCCGGACGCAGAGGCGAAATTGCTCGCCGTGCTTCAGGCCGATCCGAAACTCGAGATCGATCCGCTGGCGGACCGCGTCCATGTGCTGACGTGGGTCGGGAAGGGCGTGACGCCCGAGCAGCTGGCCGTCGCTTGTCAGCGCGCATTGGCTGCCCGCGATCGAACGAGTGACACGCGCCGCATCTATCCGAAGTTCCTCGACCGATTCGTCGGCGAAGTGCTGGCGGAGGGCAAAACCGCCAGTGTGGCCGAGGCATCGTCCGCCAGCACGTCGGCACCCTGGTACATGAGCGATTCGGGGATCGGCGCGCAGGGCAAGCGCGTCTGCGTCGAGCGCCGCCCGAATGAGACGACGCCGGATTACCTCGTGCGCGTGGCGCAGGCCTCGGGCCGCGGACCGTGGATCGAATATGTCCTCAAGCGCGAGCAGGGCGGCGGCCGGTACCGGCAGATCGTCGAGTTCTTCGACGATCTTCTTCCCGCGGATTTCGGCGTATGAGCAATGTCATCGACATCGACGAGCTCCGCGTGCAGCGCCAGTCGCGCCATGCGCCCCGTCCGGCGGCCAGCTGCAGGCACATGCGCCTCGACCTCGACGACGTGGGTTCGATCGTGCGCTGCGCTGATTGCGGCCTGCAGCTCGATGCGTACTGGACGCTGACGCTTTTCATCGAGCAATACGAGCGCGCGCTCGCGAAGATCAACGCGCGCGAGCGCCAGCATGCCGAGGCGCGCGAGCGAGATCTGCATCTGACCGCTGCACAACGCGTCGAGCGCGCCTGGCGCAGCCGGACGATGGTGCCGTGTTGCCCGCACTGCGGCGAAGGCATCCGCGCCACTGACGGTCTCGGGGGAACCATGATCAATCGCACGATCGACGACCGCCGCCGCGCGGCGAAGAAGGGAGGCATATGAACTTCAGACCGGGAATTCTCGCAGTCGTAAAAGGTTGCCCTGTTGCGGGCTGCAACGACCAGGTCGTCGAGCTCGTTTCGCCGGCCGCACCGTTCGCCGAGTTCGGCGCGGCTTGGAACTGCACGAATGCGCGCATGCGGGAATCGGGCTTCGACGCTCTGCCGATCCCCGAATCGATGCTGCGCCCGATCGGCGGCTTGCCGGTGCACGACGAGCAACGCGACGAGGTAACGGCATGATTCCCGGCGCCGGCTTGCGTAGCACCCTCAACGGCATGCAGGTCATCGTGAACGAGCAATACGACCGCGTGCCGCGCATGCACGTTTCGCCCTCGTTCGCGGCGCTGATGCCGCAGGCGTTCGTCGACGACCTGAACGCTTGGATGGTCGAGTTCTTCGGCACGAAGCGCGAGATCTACAAGATCGGCGATCACACGCTGGTGATGGGTCCCGAGACGCTCGCGCGAATCAAGGAGCAGCTCCGATGAAAGCCACTATCAGCTCAGACGGCACGCTTGAGATTCGGCCCGAGACCGAGCTCGAGGCATATGCCTTGAAGCAGTGGGGCTTCAAGAGTTTTCCGTCCGGCGACCCTTCGCGCGACGGTTTCCCGAGGATGTTCGTCGATTGCTCGGGTTATGCCGACAACGCGCGTTTCGATACGCGGACGGATTACCGCCGTGTCTAAGGGAACCACACGCGTGTACCTGAGCGCGATGACCGCGCGCCGCGCTGGGCTCGAGCGCATCCGCAAACAGATCGCGGACGCGGCGCGCGCGCTGGCGGATTCGGGCCCCGCGGAGATCGGAAAGCCAATACAGACGCTGCTTTCCGCTTCCATGCTTGCATCGCGCGCAGCTGGCCTGATGTCTCGTGAAGAAGCATGGGGCGCGTTGGGCGCGCCGGCCGGCCATTGCTCACGCGTCGACGCGGTGCGCGCCAAAGAGGTCGAGATCGCGGCGCGCGCAGTTGCCGGCGCAATGGCGCTGCCCGCGCAGCTCGTCGCCTCTCAATGGCACGACGCCAATTATCGATTCAGCGTGTCAGCCCTCGCGGCTGGCGCACAGAAGACCTCACCAGCCGTCGCTGGTGATCAACCACCCCAGGAGCAACAGATGACGACGATGCGAGCAAAGATGGTTGTGGAGTCCGTGACGCAGCACCAAGGCGGCGAGACGCTGAAGTTCCGCGCGGTACCGAAGAACACGGCCTATCCGGACGACGGCGGCGACGAGGACAACACCTACGCGAAGTTTTCGCCGCAGGCAGACCTCTCGATCTACGTGGCGAATCCCGAGCTGCACGGCAAGTTCACCCCGGGCGACAAGTACTACGTCGACTTCACGAAGGCCTGACCGCCGAACCAGCGTCGCCGGCCGCGCGCCGGCGAGTACTCAAAAGCTCACGAACGAGGATTGGCGATGCACATCAGCAAAAGAGACGTGCCGGGCGAAACTGGCGCCGGCGCCCCCGACGCGCCGCCGTCCGGTAAGCCGCGGTGCCGCACGCACGGCATGGTCCTGAAAGACTCGGAGACCGATTATCGCGATCTCACCGAGTTCGGGCGCATCACGATCGAGCGCGATGGCTTCGACATCTACATCACTGTCGACGGCTTCAAGTTCGAAGACGTGACGACCGGCCGCCAGCAGGTCGCGAAGGCGTTGGCGTGGGGCCGCGACACGCTGGCGGCGAAACTCGAAGCCGTACGCCTCGTGCCTGGAGGCGGCGTGGTGGCCGTCAGCGGCATGACGCAGGACGATCTCGATATCGAACGCCTCGCGCGTCGGGAGGCATCGTGAGGCAGTTCTGGACGCGCGAGGAAGACGACGTGCTGCGTGACTTAGCGCGACGCGGCGTATCGCTCATCGATGAGATGCATCGCCTGCCCGGGCGCACACATGCGGCTGCCCGCCAGCACGCGTGGCGCGCTCTCAAACTCAGACTGCGCGAGGACGCGTGGACGGCTCGCGAACATGCGATTCTGCGCCGTATCTACAGTTCGGACGAGGCGGTAAAGCACGGCGTCGGGCGACTTCTTCCGCATCGCACATACAGCGCGGCGAAGCAGGAAGCGGCGCGCCTCGGAATCGTGAATCAGGACGTGGATCGCGTCTACGGCCGCTCGCTGATTTTCTATCGCGCCGAGCGCGCATTGGCTGGCGGACGGATGGCCAGCATTCGTGAACTGGCCGCTGAGCTCAACGCGTCGATCTCCGCCACGAAGCGAGCGCTGCTCAAGCAGCACGGAAAGCGCACGCGCATCGGCGACTATGGACACACGGCCAGCGGTGGCCTGGAGGCGCTCTGGACGCTCGGCAGCGCTCCGGACGTCGCGCGCCCCGCGCCCAAGGCGCCGGCCGTCGTCTCACGGCATACGCGGGCCCGCGCGCGCGTGCGCAGCGGCCGCTTCGATCCGTTCGCAACCCTCCGCCAGCAAATCGCAGCGTGAAGCACCGTCCGAACAAGCGCGAGAGCGCACACATGGGTCGCGTCTCGAAGATGGCTTGCATCTGCTGCACGCTGCTCGGGCGCACCCAAGAATCGAAGACCGACGTGCACCACGTCCGCATCGGCCACGGCGGTGCGCAGCGCGCCGGCGACTTCTGCACGATCCCTCTTTGCCACGACGACTGCCATCAAGGCAGGAATGGCGTGCATGGCGACCAGACCTACCTACGCATTTTGAAGATGACACAGATCGATCTGCTCAACGCGACGATCGAGCGCCTTTACGGGGAAGCGCGATGACGATGGTGCTGACGACGGACGTTCCCACAATCGTGCCCACCACATATGGGCGCGGCCGCAGTCGGCTTGCTTATGTACCCGGCTTCGCCGAATACATCGCGCGCGTGCGCGTCGTGAGGCGGATGCAGCTGGCGGACGGCACGCTGGACCCGGAGCGTGCCGAGGTCGAGGTTTATGTGCCCGAGGATCGACGGGCCGGCATCGAAGCGCCGAAGTCGGCATGGGTCGACGAGGAGTACTTGCGCTGCATCGCGCGGCTGAGCAAGAACCGCAAGACGCTGCGCGACTTCTTCGAGTCAGGCGTGATGGAGCTCCGCGTTTGAACCGCCAGCCGGCGCGCGGCCAGCGCACGGATCTCGAAAGCGCACTGCGTGAGGCCTCGCGCGCCGTGCGTGCGGGGCGTCCCGAGGACCCGGTGACGATCTCGGCATCCGCGCTCTGGCTGCTCAACGAGACTCTGCACGCGCAAAGCGAACGAATCGAGCAACTGAAAAACATGCAACTCAAAAAGGCCAGCCGATGAGCGAGACCACTGAAAAACTATTCCGCACGCCGCAAGACGCTCTCGTGTTCGCATTCAACTATTCGATGCACGGCCAAGGGCGCCCGCTCATGGACCGTCTCGCGGCGCCTTCGCCGCGTACGGGTAAGGGACTGTCGGGGAACGACGGCGCTGGACAGGCTGGGATGGTGCGTCGATTCATCGACGGATCAGACAGCGTCGAATATCTTCGCGGCCTCTGGGAATGGGCGCGCGCCAACTACACTCTAGCGGAGATCGCGCAGCTCGAAGAGGCCGGGCAGAATGGGCTGATCTTCCTCGAAGAGCAGCGGCGCTGCAGTTCAATCTACGTCGAGCTGGCGCAGCTGACGATTGTCGAGCGTGCCGTCGTCGTCGCGCGCTTCGCGCCGAAATCGTTCCAGTGCCATTGCCGGCATGCGTGCTGCTCGGGCTATACGCCGAATCCGGAATGGCAGGACGCCATTCGAGACCTCACGCATGCGGCATTGACGCCGCTCAGCGGTCACCTCTCGCACTATCTGGTGCGCCGCAAGCTCGTCGAAGAGGTATTCGGCGTGAAGGTAAAGCTCGAGCAGCTGGCCGAGAAGGCATCAGTGAGCAAGAACACCGTCACCGCACATCGGAAACTCATCAAACTGTGGCTTTCCGGGCAAAAGGCTCAGCCCGCGAAGGGCACGCGCGAGGCGCAGCCGGCGATTGACGGCATTGAATCGGCGGCGCGTAAAAAGATCGACAATCTGCTTTCGACCGTCGGTTTCGTGGGCGAGCCAGAATAAATCGCTTGACGGTTGGGATTTTTCCTCCCAATATAGCGCCCAATCTGACACTGTGAATAAGTGTCCCCAGAGCCCCGAGTCCTAACCGACCGGGGCTTTTTTGTTTCGCATCGTCGGATTACGCCTTGTCGAGGCCCTCCCACGTGCTGGTAGGCGCTTCGCTCGTGAGGACCGAATACTTCTTCCACACGGATTTGGCTGCATCGTCCGCGTGCCTCAGCACCTCTGCGGGCGTCAAGCTGGATTCAGCGTAGTACATCGCAGTCGGGAGCTTGTAGACGGTCCCATTCCCGGCCTTGATGGTGCGAGCGAAGCCCTTCGCCTCCATTGCGGCGTGCAGTTTGTCGTAATCCTTCGACGTGGGTTTGCTAGCGTTTTCGTGCAACTCAATACGTGTCATGTAGCGCGTCATTTCAAGTCCTTTTTGAAAATGATTGGCGATGCCCCGCCGGACATCTCTCCATAAATGACGCTCGTTGTGCAACCCTCAAGCTGTCGTAAACCCTGGACCCAGCTCCCGGCTTCTCTCAGGTGCACGATGAACAAACCGAAGTCCAAGGGCGCCCCGCGTCCGCGCCTCGGCGAGAGCGTCATCGTGCGCGCGCCGTTTTTCGCGAAGCCAACCGTCGCTCTCGTGATCGCGATGTATGGGGACGACACTGACGACATTGGGGTGCAGGCGTTCCCGCTCGGCCGTGATTCGTTGCAGATTCCGGCTATTCCATTCTTCGATTCGGAGCCGGACGCCGGTGTCCGGTCGGCGGCGTGGCCGGCGTAGTCGAGATCTCGGTTCGATCGAACCTTCGGGAGATCGAGCGCAGCCTCGATACCTTCGTTCGCGCCCAGATCCCCTTCGCAACTGCGACTGCGCTAACGGCGATCGCGCGCGACGTGCAGGCGGCCGAGGTCGAAAACCTGCGCAGCATGTTTCGCAATCCGTCGCCGTTCACGCTTCGATCGGTGCGCGTGACGCCGGCGCGCAAGAGCGCGCCCGAGGCGACCGTGTTCGTCATGGACAAGGCCGAGCAGTACCTCGTGCCATACGAGTTCGGGGGGGTGCACAAGCTTCCCGGGCCCGCGCTGTTCAATCCGAAGGACATCGATGTCAACGCGTATGGGCAGCTGCCCCGCGGCATCATGGCGCGCCTGCGCGGTCGAAAGGACATCTTCATCGGCGCCATCCAGACGAGTCACGGACGCATCAGTGGTGTGTGGCAACGGTTGGATGTTTCGAAGTCAGGTGGACAGCGAAAGAAGCGTGCTGGACGCGGCAGCCTGCACGACAAGAATCTCGGCGCGCTGAAGCTGCTCATTCGCTTTGGCGACGCATTGCCCGTCACTCAGCACCTCGACTACTTCAAACGCGCGCAGCAGATCGTGAACCGCAACTTCGAGAAGGAGTTCGGTCGAGCGCTCGCGAAGGCGATAGCCACGGCGAACTGAAGGTGGCCCGGTGGAGGGTGAGCAGCGGGCCGGCCGCCCCAACCTTACAGGGTCCTTCCGGGGAAGGGCGAAAACGCGGGCATTGCCCGCGCCCGTTTTTCCCGTTCCTTTGACCAAAAAAAACACGTTACACGTTACACGCTATGGCGGGATCCAATGCGGCTCAAAGGCGCGCCGCGTCTGGTGAAGCGCGTGTAACGCAGCGTGGCGCGCAGGCGCAGGAAAAAGCGAAGAACGTTACACAGGAGCGCGTTACACCGGCCGGATCGGACGGCTTGATCGGGAAGGCCGCGCTTTGCGAGGCGCTCGGCTGGACGCGCCCGAAGCTCGACCGTCGGCTCGAGGGCGACGAGAACTTTCCGATCGCGCACCGCGGCACGCGCGCCGGCGGATGGGAGTTCGATCTCTCGGCGGTGCGCGCGTATCTCGATGGCGCGCCGCACAGGGCGTCGAAGAGCGTCTCGACGACATCAGCCGCAGCGCCTGAGAGCAGCAACCCGTACCCCGGCGCCAAATACACCGTCGTTCCGCCGGCTGGCGTCGAGCCTGTGGTGCACAGCGGCGAGCAGACCGCGCGGCAGCGCCGCGACATGGTCCAGGCCGAGATCCTCGAGGACAAGCTGCGGCGGGATCGGGGTGACCTCGTTCAGGCCGAGGTAATGCGCCAGGTGATAACGCAGATGCTCGTGCACCTAGGGAAGGGCATGGACCGGCTGGCGGACCAGGTGGTCGAGAAGCTGGGCCTCCCGGAAGAGAGTGCCGATGCGATCCGCGAGCTGATCGACGATCTGCGCACGACGATGGTCGACGAACTGAAAGTGCTGATGGGCCCAGATGCTTGAGAACGCCTACGCCGATCCATATCAGATCGTGCGCGAGGCGCTGGCAGCGTTGGTGCCGCCGGCGCGCGAGACCGTCGCGCAGTACGCAGCGCTGAACAGGCGCCTGACGAACCAGGGCGGCGGATATGTCGGCCGGTGGCATCACGAGAAGGCTCCGTACCTTGTGGCGCCGATGGAGACGCTCACACGGCTTGATTACCTGACGACGGTCATCGTCGGGCCGGGCCAGTCGGGCAAAACGGAGGTCGCACAAAACTGGATGTTGAAGTCGGTGGCCAACGATCCGGGCGACATGCTCTGGTACATGCAGACCGATCCGGGTCTCGAAGCCTTCGTCAAGAGCCGGATCAACACGCAGATCGATGGCCACCCAGAGATGGCAATGAGCCTCGGCTCGCGCCCGGTCGACGATTCGCTGCATTTCAAGCGCTTTGACGGCATGCGGGTGGAATTCCTCTCAGCATCGCCGAACAACGTGATCAACAAGTCGGCGCCGCGGATCGTCGCGGACGAGGTCGACGCGTATCCCGAATCGATGGGCGATATCAAGGCGCTGCTCGATGTGCGACGGCAGACGTTTGGACGCCAGTCGATGCTGCTCGCGATGAGCCACCCGGACCGCGCGCGAGGCCTGATTCCAGAGCGCGACTGGAGCGCCGGCATCATGGCGATGTATGGCGACAGCGATCGTCGCGTTTGGTACTGGCCATGCCCGCATTGCGGCGTGTGGTCGAGCCCGGTGCCGATCGCAGCGCGGCATATGACGCTTCACTATCCGGAGGATGGGACGCTCGACGAGATCGAGCAAGAGACGCGGCTGCTGTGCCCGGTTAACGGTTGCCTGATTGAGGACCGGCACCGTCGCGCGATGAATCTCGCAGCGTATCGATCGCCATTCGGTGGCTGGATCGGTGATGGTCAGGAGATCTCGCAGGAAGGCACGGTCACCGGCGAGCTCGTCGCACGCAAGAGCGCTGGTTTCTGGATCGTCGGCGCGATGTCACCGTTCATTCTCGGCGGTATCGGGGGCCTCGCACGTGCGAAGGTGAAGGCCGAGCGCGAGCTCGAGGTAAGCGGCGACGATCGTGGCCTTCGTCAGGTAACGGTCAAGCAATTCGGCTTCCCCTACGCGCCGAAGCGTGGGGTCGGCTCTGTTGATGCGAACGTGCTCGCGGAGCGCGCCGAGCCGGACCTCAAGCTCGAGATCGTCCCGCAGGGCGTTCGCTTCATTACTGCGTTCGTCGACGTCCAGATCGCTCACTTCGACTGGCTCATGCGCGGGTGGGGCGTTGGCGGCGAAAACTGGATCATCGATCGCGGCCGTACGCCGGCCGACCCGGCAACGTCGGCCGAGGACTGGGACCAGCTGCTCAAGCTGATTGCGAAGACTTACCCGCTCGACGACGGGAGCGGCCGACACATGCCGATACGCGCGCTGGGATTCGACAGCGGCGGCTCGCCAGGCGTGACGCAACAGGCATACGCGGCATGGATGCGCTGGCGGAAGAAAGAAAAATGCATTCGCCTCATCGGGAAGATCGCGGGGCGCGATGCGTGGACAGTGCTGCCGACGAAAGGCGCGAAGTCCCTCGATGCGCCGAAGCTAATCGTGAATTATCCGGATACCGGGCGTCAGGCTAACAAGGCGGCGGCGCGCGGCGCTGTGCCGGTTGCGCAGTTCAATCCGAATAGCTTCAAGGATGACTTGATGGGCCAGCTGCAGGGCGCGTTGCCCGGCAACTGGTACGTGCACTTTCCGCACGCGCTTCGCTCTCCCGAAGAACCTCACGTTTGGTTCGAGCAGCTGACGGCGGAAGCGCGAGCTAAGAACGGCCGCTGGGAAAAGATCGTGACCAGTCGCCGCAATGAAGCGCTCGACCAGCTGGTCGGCACACACGTTATGGCGCACCTGCACGGCCTGTCGACCATCGACTGGACCAAACCGCCGTCGTGGGCGGCGCCTTGGGATATCAATTCTTCGCTCATCGGTGCGGCACCGAAACAGGCGGCCGCGAGTGCGCCTGAGACCGCGCCGGCGCCGATGCATGACGGCACCACGCCGAAGAATCCGAAATCTGCAGTCCACCGTTTCCGCTAACCCTATGGCCACATCCGATATCAGCTCGCCGTACTACGGCATGACCGACGCGCAGCTGATGGTCGCAATCAACAATGCTCAGGCGGCCCATATCGAGCTGCGCACGGGCAAGAAGGTGGTAACGGTGGCGTATGCGCAGGGCGGTGGTTCGCGCAGCGCGACGTTCCAGCAGACTGACATGGCGAACCTGAGGCTGCTCATTGCGGAGCTGCAGCAGGCTCTCAACCCCGGCGTGCGCATCAGGCGCCGTCGACCGATTACGCCGTACTTCTGATATGGGCAACGAACTTTCGATCGTCGACGCCCAGGGCAACCCATTCCCGCGTCAGCGCGCCGAGTATCCGAACGGCATGCCACTGACGAGCGGCGTGGGCCGCTGGTTCTTCCCCTATCAGGCCGCCGACTGGCAGTCGCAGGAGATGGGCAACTGGTTGCCCTGGATCCGCTCGCCAGACGCAGAGATCACGCAGTTTCGCGACCGCATGGTCGCGCGCGCCCGCGACCAGGTACGCAACGATGGCCGCTCGAGCGGTGCGATCACCCGCATCCTCGATAACACTTGCGGCGCGTCGCTGCGTTTGTCCGCGTCACCGGACTATCGTGCGTTGCGCCTGATCAGCGGAGCTGCATTCGATATCAACTGGGCGAAGGAGTTCGCGAGCGCGGTCGAGGCGCGCTGGCGCCTGTATTCGAATGACCTGAACCGTTACAACGACGTGTCGCGCCAGTTGACCGTCTCACAGCAGCTTCGGCTTGCGCTGCGGCACAAGCTGATCGACGGCGAGGACCTGATCGTCAATCACTGGAAGCCGGAACGCATCGGGCGCGGCGCCGCGCAATACGCGACCTGCTATCTGGTCGTGGATCCGGACCGTTTGTCCAATCCGATGCAGATGGTTGACACGAGGCATCTACGCGGCGGTGTCGAGATCGACGACGACGGCGTGCCGATGGCATATCACATCCGGAAGGCTCACCAGAACGACTGGTACAACGCCGTCGAGTCGATGGAATGGGAGCGCGTGATCGCCGAAGACGATGACGGCTGGCGGCGTGTGATTCATGACTTCGAGCGCGATCGCGCGGGACAGAACCGCGGCATCGGCGTATTCACGCCGGTGCTCGCCCACGCGAAGATGCTCGCTCGCTACTACGGCATCGAACTGCAGGCCGCAGCCCTTGCAGCCTCGATCGGGACGTACATCACGAGCCCATATGACCCGGCCGAGGTGCAGGACGCGATTGGTGAAAATCACGAGCTCAAGTTCTATCAGAGCCTGCGCAAGGAATGGAACGACGAACGGCCGGCGATGTTCAGCGGCGCGCGCGTTCCGGCGCTCGCGCCGGGTGAGGACATCAAGTCTGTAACCTCCGACCATCCGCATAACGGTTTCACAGAGTTCGTGCATGAGATGCAGGGGTGCGTGGCATCGGCGCTCGGCGTGTCGATCGAGCAAGTCACGCAGGACTGGACGCGCACGACGTATTCGAGCGCACGCTCGGGCTTGCTGGAGAGCTGGAAAACGCTGGTACGCCGTCGTCTCGAATTCTCGGCCGGCACCGCGACGCCGATGTACGCGGTCTGGCTGCGCGAAGCCATGGAGAACGACGAGCTGCCGCTCCCAGACGGTGCGCCCGACTTCATCGAGGCAGCGACGGCCTATGCCGGTTGCTCGTGGCTCGGTCCCGCGCGCGGCTGGGTTGACCCGGTCAAGGAACCGCAGGGCTCCATCCTGAAGATGGATGCTGCGCTGACGACGCTCAAGCAGGAAGCCGCTGAACAGGGCTCCGACTGGGAAGAGTTGCTCGACCAGCGCCAGATCGAGATCGCCGAGTTCAAGCGGCGCAACATCCCGCTTCCCGAGTGGGGCGGCGCCGAGATAGCGACGCGCACCGACGAACCTCCCGAAGAGCCCAAGGCAGCATGATCAACTTTCCACACCTCGCGACGCGCCTTTTCAATGTGCCGATCGCGATCCTGCCGCACAAGGCCGAGATCGTGATGGCGGCGCTCGCCGACCGCTTTGGTATCGCGCAGCTCTTCCGCGAAGACGGCACGGCGCTCGCGCTCGCGGACGGTGGCGCGCGCGCGTTCCTCGAGGAGTTCGATGACAGCGAGCCGGCGCAGTATCGACCTTATGACATCGCTGAGGGCGTCGCGCGGATCCCGGTCGAAGGCACGCTCGTGCACAAGCTCGGCATGCTTCACCCGTTCTCAGGCATGACGGGCTATGACGGCATCCGCGCGTTGCTGAGCATGGCGCTGGGCGACGAGGAGGTGCGGGCGATCATGCTGGACATCGATTCGCCTGGCGGCGAGGTCGCTGGATGCTTCGACCTCTGCGATGCGATCTATGCGGCCCGCGGTCAGAAGCCAATCTGGTCGGTGCTGACCGAAAGCGCCTACTCGGCAGCCTATGCGATCGCGAGTGCGACCGATCGGATCATCGTGCCGCGCACGGGCGGCGTGGGCAGCGTCGGCGTGATCTGCATGCACGTCGACATGTCCCAGGCGCTCTCGAAGGCGGGCATCGACGTTACGCTCATTCACTACGGCGCGCGCAAGGCCGACGGCAACGAGTTCAACCCGTTGGCGAAAGATGCGCTCGCGTGCTTCCAGGCGGATGTCGACGCGATGGGCGAAATCTTCGTCCGGACCGTCGCGCGCAACCGCGATCTCAAAATGGCCGCCGTGCGCGATACCGAGGCCGGCACTTTTCTCGGCGCCGCCGGCGTCGAGATCGGCTTCGCCGATGCCGTCATGGCACCCGACGAGGCCTTCGCTTCCCTGCTCGAAGAGCTGGGCTGATTCATCCCACCATCAGGGTAAATCCAATGAGCAATCTGTTTCGAAATCTCGCTGCGCGGGGTGGGTTGAGCTTCGCCCATCTCGGCCGCGGCGCCCGCTCCGAAGACGACCGTCCGAGCGATGACGACGACAGCGGCAAGGGCAAGAAGGGCAAGCGCGCCGCCGATGACGAGGGCCCGGACGAGCAGCAGGACCGCGAGAACGGCGACAGCAAGAAGGGCAAGCGCGCGGAGGGCGGCGAGCAGGACGACGACGATGACGACGACGAAGACGATGACATCGACGACGACAAGGATCCGCCGAAGGATGACAACGACAACGGCAAAGGAAAGCGCGGCAAGAAGGGCAAGCGCGCCGCCGATGACGAGGACGACGAGCGCGCTGAAGAGGATGACGACGACGAAGAGGAGATGCGCGGCAACAGCGCAGCTGCTCGAGCCCGTCGCCGCGAGCGTGCGCGCTGCGCTGCGATCTTCGCGTGCAAGGGCGCCGGCCGCAATACGGAGCTGGCGGCCAATCTCGCCTTCGAGTCGACGATGACGCGCAGCGAGGCAATCGCCGTCCTCGACAAGACGCGAGGCTCGACTGGCGGTGCTCAGGTGCGCCGCAATCCCAGCCTCGGATCCGGCGACGCTCCGCGTATGTCGCAGGAACAGGCGGTCGCTGCGAGCTGGGATGCCGCGTTCCAGAAGGCTGGGTCGAAGCCGCGTCGCGCCAGCTAAACCAGACGCCCGCGCACGCGCAGGCACCGTCCTCTTTTCCCTCAAGGATTGAATCATGACCAATCCCCCCGTCCTTACCCAGACGCCGCTGATCGAGAACTGGCACGCTGGCGGGTTCCTCGTTTCCGAGGCCCGCGGCCACCGTTCACGTGACGTCGGCACCATTGGCGGCGCCACGAAGGTCTATCCAGGCACCGTGCTCGGCCTGCAGACCGGCGGGGTCGCCGCCGCGTGGCCGGGCAACCCGGCGCAGGAAAACAACAACACCGGCAACGGCACGATCGCCATGGCCGGGACGCCACTCGTGGCAGGCGCGCAGCTCGGCATTTACACGGCGGTCGCTACGTCCCCGACGAACTTCGCGGTCAATGACCCGTATGGAAACTTGATCGGCAATGCAACCGCGGCATCGAGCTCGCCTCCCGTATTCAGCAATCAGATCTCGTTTTCGATCACGATCGGTTCGACTCCATTCGTCGCCGGCGATGAGTTCTCGATCGAGGTCGAGGCTATCAACGGCGCCTTCGTGCCGCTGAATCCGTCTGCAAGCGACGGTTCGCAGAACGCTGCAGGCATCGCGTTCGGTTTCACCGATGCGACCAATAACGACGTGCCGGGCACCGTCGTCACGCGTGAATGCGAGATCAACGGCTTCGAGCTCATTTGGCCGAGCGGCGCGACGGCAGCTCAGATCGCCGCGGCGACGTCGCAGCTCACCGCGCTGGGCATCATTACGCGCTGATCGAGACGTCACCACCTGCAGTACTACCCGCAGTAAAAGTCCTTATGGCCGCGCAAGCGGCCATTATTTTTTCTGGAGCCAAATAATGGCCAGCTTGGACGTATTCCATCAGGATCCCTTCACGACCATCCAGCTCACCGCTGCGGTCGACAAGTATCCATTTCAGCCGACGGGGCTCGGCGACCTCGATATCTTCGAGCCGGATCCGATCCGGACCACGGCGCTGGCCGTCGAGCAGCGCCAGGGCAAGCTCATCATTGTGCCGACGACGCCGCGTGGCGCCGAAGGCGTCCAGCGTACGACGGAAAAGCGCCAGGCCCGTTACTTCGATGTACCGCGCCTGATGCATAGCGACACGATCTACGCGAACGAGATCCAGAGCATCCGCCAGTTCGGCACGGAATCGGAGCTCATGCAGGTTCAGGTGGAAGTCGCGCGTCGCATGAATGGCCCGACCGGCATCCTGCGCAATATCGAATACACGTGGGAATTCCATCGTCTCGCGGCCGTGCAGGGCAAGCTGATCGACGCCGACGGTGACGTGCTGTACGACTGGTTCGACGAATTCGGCATTGCGCCGCCCACGCCCGTCCCGTTCGACCTTGCGGCGAACATCGAGTACTCGTTGCGTCCGATCATCAACGGCATCCGCCGGACGATGGCGCGCAAGGCGCAGGGCTCGTTCACGCCCAACACGCGCATCTATGCGCTGTGCGGCGACTCGTTTTACGACGAGTTCGTGAATCACCAGGACGTGATCCGCACGTTCGTGAACTGGTCGGCGGCCGCGGACCTGCGCGATGACAAGCAGGGTGGAGCGTTCGACGCGTTCCCGTTCGCCGGCGTCACTTGGATGAACTACCGCGGCTCGGATGACAACGTGACGATCAAGGTGCCGAACAACGAGGTGCATTTCTTCCCCGTTGGGGCGCCCGGCATTTTCCGCGTCGCATACGCGCCAGGTGAATCGTTCGAGTGGGTGAATACCCCGGGCAAGCCGACGTATGTGATCCCGATCTTCGATCGCGATCGCAACAGCTGGTGGAAGATGGAGGCCTACAGCTACCCACTCCATATTTGTACGCGTCCGGAAGTGCTGCAGAAGGGCGCGGCCTGAGCATGATCGACTTCGACGGCACGCTGAATGCCGCGATCAGCTCGACGCTCGGCGATCAGGTTGCGATCGCCTATCTGCCGCAGGGCGCGAGCACGCCTGTGACGATCCTCGGCATCTTCACGCTGATCACCGACGAGCAGTTCGACGCCGACGGCACGCCCAACGAGAACATCACGGTCGCGACGCTCGGGCTGCAGGTTTCGCAGCTCGCAAAGCCTCCTGCGCAGGGCGATTCGGCGACGATCAGCGGCGTGACGTATGCCGTCGGCAATGTCGATGACGACGGCCTCGGCTGGGCCTATCTGAATCTGAACATCGGATAGCCACATGCCATACCGATCCACGCTCCGCGGCTATGCGGTCGCCGCTCTCCAGGGCTCCGCGACGCTCGCTGGACAGAACGTCTTCGCGTCGGCCGACTGGCCGACTGTCGATCCCGACTATCCCGCGATTCTCGTGCAGTGCTATCGCGAGAAGAAGGAGTCGCGCGCGAAGGGCAGCCAGATCCCGCAGTTCATCGCGACGGCGGTGCTCGCGATAACAGGCCGCGTCAAGGGCACGGGCGCGGCATCTGGCGGCCCTGCTGTGCAGGCCCTCCTCGACCAGTTCGAGGATCAGATCCTGTATGCGGTCACGACCTGCCAGCCGCTGATTTCGGCCATTCAGCGCTTTGCCTGGGTCGACACCGATCAGGAGATCAGTGCGAAAGGCCAGTATCACGCCGGCGAGGTGCGGATGAATTTCGGCCTCGAGTTTCCCGTCGATATCGATCCCTATTCGGATCGCCCAGCTGCCCTGCCGCCACTCGGAGTTCCGCTCGAGCAGGTCGAACTTACGTGGACGGTTCCCGCCGGCACGCCTCAACCCGGGCTGAATATCAGCCTGCCTCAGGAGTAAGACCCATGAAGGTTTATCCGGTACCGGGGCGCCGAGTGCGTGACCCGGTGACGAAGCAATTTCTCACGGCAAGTGGTCTGGATGTTCCCGAAACAGATCTGTTCTGGGCGCGTCGGTTGCGTGATGAAGACGTCACTCTCACGGTGCCGAAGACGGACGAGGCGCCCACCGCGCCGGCGGCTGAACAGGAATCCGCGAGCGCAACGCATGCAGGGGGTGAACAGTCGTGAGCACAATTCCCTTCCAGCAGATTCCGGGCAATCTGCGCGTACCGTTCTTCTTCGCCGAGGTCAATAACCAAAACGCGAACACGGCGTCGCAAAACCAGCGCGCGCTGCTGATCGGCAACATGATCTCGACGGGCGGCGGAGCTGGTACGGCAACGCCGGCCGTGCCGCTGATCTCGCAGGGTCCGGCCGACGCCAACGCGAAGTGCGGCGCCGGCTCGATCATCTCGATCATGACGCAGGCCTATCGGAACAACGACTCGTTCGGTGAGCTCTGGTATCTGCCGCTCGCGGATGACCCGAGCGCCGTCGCCGCTACAGGTTCGATCTCGTTCACGGCTGCTCCGACCGCCACCGGCGTGATCTATCTGTATGTCGCCGGTCAGCGCGTCACGGTAACGGTCACCTCCGCGATGACGACGACGCAGATCGCGTCGGCCGTCGCGGCGGCGATTAACGCGCTCAACACGCTGCCTGTGACCGCGGCCGCCGCGCTGGGCGTCGTCACAGTGACGTCGAAGAACAAATGTCTCGCCGCCAACGACATCGACGTCCGGATGAACTATGGCGGCGTGCGCGCCGGCGAATCGACGCCTGCAGGCCTCACATACACCATCACCGCCATGTCGGGCGGCGCGGTCAATCCGACGATGACGACGGCGCTCGCGAACCTGTCGAGCATGCCGTTCGATTTCATCGCGTGCGCGTTCACCGACTCGACGTCCATGGCCGCGCTCACCGCGTTCCTGAATTTCACGACTGGCCGCTGGAGCTGGCAGTCGATGATTTACGGGCACACGTTCTACGCCTATCGCGGCACGTATGGCGCGATCACGTCGTTCGGGCCCACGCTCAATGATCCGAATGCATCGGTGATGGGTTTCTACGATTCGCCGACGACGTCATGGGAGTGGGCCGCCGCATATGCCGCGCAGGCCGCCGTCAGCATTCGCGCAAACCCGGGCGTGCCGCTGCAAGGCGTCGTGCTGCAGGGCATTCTGCCGCCGCCGATCCAGTCGCAGTTCGCGCTGTCCGAGCAGAATTCGCTGCTTTTCGACGGGATTTCGACGTTCACGGTCGATACGGCGAACCAGGTGCATCTGCAGGCCACGATCACGACGTATCAGCTCAACGCAGAGGGGCAGCCCGACAACAGCTATCTGCAGCTGAACACGATGTTCCTGATCACAGCCGTGATCCGCGCGCTGCAGACGATGGTGACCTCCAAGTATTCGCGCATGATTCTGGTGGCAAACGGCACGCTCTTCGCGCCCGGCTCCCCGATCGTGACGCCGAACGATATCCGGACCGATCTGATCGCGAACTATGGGACGCTCGAGTACCAGGGCCTCGTTCAGGATTCGCAGGCGTTCGCGGAAGGTCTCATCGTTCAGCAGAATGCGAGCAATCCGAACCGCGTCGATATCGGCTATGACCCGACGCTCGTCAACCAGCTGAACATCCTCGCGCTGCTGTTCCAGTTCATGCTCTGAACCCCGGCGGATAGATGGACACGGGCGGCGATGGCCGCCCATTTTCTTTTGAGGAACCGAAATGGCCGATACGACCAATCGCATCGCCGGGACTGCGAAATTCAAGGTGGACGGCGTGCAATACATGCTCGAGGGGAAGCTCGAGTACAGCACCGCACTCGTGAAGCGGGAGACGAAATCCGGTCAGGACACGGTGCATGGCTACGCAGAAACGCCCGTCGCGCCGTATATCGCCGGCACGTTTCGCGCGGCCAGCAACGTCAATACGCAGGCGCTGAACGGCATCACGAACAGCACGGTGTCCTGCGCGCTCGCGAACGGCATCAACGTGATCGGCCGAAACATGTGGCAGGTCGGAGAAGAGATCAAGGTGGACACCACCGAGGGCACTTTCGAACTTCGCTTCGAAGGGCTGCAGGGTTCCGTCGTCGAAGACTAAGGAGAGCAGTTCAATGAGTGATGCAAACGTGTCAGACGCACCCAACTTCACGAAGATGAAGCGGGAAGAACTGCCGCTCGATTTCACGCTGACGCTTCTGAAGCCGATCAAATTCGGTAAGGGCGACAACTCCGAAATCCACACACGGATCGAGCTTCACGAGCCAACCCTTGATCAGTTCGACGAGTTCAGCCAGATGGCCCGCAAGAAGGGCGAGATCACGGCGTTGAAGCATTTCATTGCGGAAGTGTCTGACACGCCATATCCGATCATTGGCCTGATGGGCGGTCGGGACATGATGCTCGCGCAGGAATACCTGCTTGCTTTTTTCAGGGGCTCCCAGACGACTGGCGATACATCGCCCGAGTGACCACACGGTTCTATCGCTGGGGGCCGCGAGAAGCGTGGTCAATGACATGGACAAAGCTGTCGGAATGGATCGTCGATAGTGATCGGATGGTGAGAGAAGCGACCAAGGCGCAGGGCAATGGCAAATAAACTCAATATCGTCATTTCGGCGATCGACAACGCAACGAAGACCATCAACAAGGTCAACCGCTCGTTCGCGAATGCCCTGATGCCTGTGACGCGCCTGAACCGTTCGATCTCGGGCCTCGTGCGCGCGACCGGTGTGCCGAAACTGGCCAAGGGCTTCGTTGGCGTCGGGAAAGCCGCGGCAAATGTTGCCGAGAAGATCGGGAAGATCTTCGCGCCCCTGGCGGCCGTCATTGGCGTCGGATCGATCGCCGGCGTTGCGGCGCTCGCCACCGAGTGGGGCAAGCTCGCGTTGAACGTGACCAATGCGGCCGCGAATATTGGCATGTCGGCGAGTCAACTGATGGGCCTGCAGTCCACCGCGCGCCTCGCAGGCGTGAGCTCCGAGGAGCTCGCTTCGAGCCTGACGTCGCTCGGCAATACGCTCGAGGATGCCCGCTTTGGCCGCAACCAGGGCGCGATGATGCTGATGAACCGTCTCGGCATCGGACTGCACCGGCTGAAGAACGGCTCGGTAGACACGCAACGCGCGATGATGGATCTCGCGGCCGTCATGCAACGCCCGGGCATCAAAGGCAATGCGCAGGTGCAGAGCCTGATCGCCAGCACCTTCGGCGTAAGCGGCCTGCTTCCGCTTTTGCGACAGGGGCCGAAGGCAATCGCCGCATATCAGCAGCAGGTGCGCGCTCTGGGCGGCGAGATGAGTGGTCCGGCGCTCGAGGCGGCTACGCAATTCGAGACGCACCTGCTATTACTCCAGACCGCCGTGGGCGGCCTGAAGAATTCGATCGGCAGTGCGCTGATTCCTGTGCTCCAGCCGCTCGTCGATCAACTGACGGGCTGGATCGCTGCGAATCGCGAGCTCATCGCGACGAAGGTCGCCGAGTACGCGAAGCAGATCGCGGACTGGGTCAAGAAGATCGATTTCAAGAAGGTCTGGCAGGACGTCACGGATACCGTGAAAGGCGTCCTATCGTTCGTCGATGCGATCGGTGGCTGGCAGGTGGCGCTGGCGGGCGTGATTGCGATGATGGGCGCACCGCTGCTCGGCGCGATCGCGCAACTCGGTACCGCGCTCGTGCAGCTCGGCGCGGTGGTATGGGCGAATCCCATTCTTGCCGCGCTAGGCACGATCGGCTTCCTGTCGTACGAGATCTACAAGCACTGGAACGACATCGGCGCGTCGATGGCGAATGCGACGCCCCCGGCGCTTGGGGACGGCACGAACGGGCAGAAGCCCGTCGGACGATGGGGAAAGCTGGGGGACTGGCTGGGTATCAACGGATCGACGTCGGCGCCGGCCGGGAGCGCGCCGCTCGGCATCCGCAGCAACAATCCGCTCAATATCCTCGCGAATGGCACAGAGCGTGTATATGCGGATCCCACGCAGGGTATCGCCGCGGCTGTGTCCAACCTCGAGCGCAATTACCGGCGCCTTTCGATCGCGCAGATTCAGGACAAGTGGACGGGCGGCGCGCGCACGGGCAATACTCCTCAGCAGATCGCAAACTACACCAGGCTCATGACATCGGCGACCGGCCTGCAGGCCGGTGCGGTGCCGGATCTGACGGACCCGAAGATCGTATCGGCCCTGATGGTAGGGATGATCCGTGCGGAGAACGGCCAGATGCCCTATACGCCGGCTCAAATGGGGCAGGCGACGGTGGCCGGGATGCAGCAGGCCGGCGTGGCACCCGGGCAACGCCAGGCTCCGCCCGCTGCGCAGCCCGGCGGTCAGGGGCAGCAGCAGGCGCCCATTGCGCTGGATTTGCACGTGCACGGTTTGCCCGCCGGCGCAGCGGTCACGGTTTCGCCGCGCAACGATTCACTCGGGCCCACGCGCGTCGCTTATTCGATGCCGACGGGGTAATCATGAGCTACTGGACAGATCTGCTGCAGGCGAGCTTCAACGGCGTGCCCTTCGGCGTCTACGTGGAAGGTGGAAAGTTCGGCCGTCGCTGGGCGCGCCACGAATATGCTTTCCGGGATACACCGTGGATGGAAGACACGGGGCGGCGCAGTCGCGAGCATCGCATCACCGGGTTCCTGCTCGAGAACGATCAGGTCTATAACGGCGGCCCAGTCGTCCAGCAAAAGCTGCAGATGATCCAGGCGGTCGAGACGCCGGGGCTTGGGCAGCTCGTGCATCCGACGCTGGGTACGCTGACCGTTGCGTGCGCCGATTGCGAGTTCATTGCGCGCAAGGAAGAAGGCCTCGTTTTCGAGGTCCATTTCGAGTTCGTCGAAAGCGGCCTGCAGCAGTTTCCAGACGTGGCGACGTCCACGCTCGATGCCGTCATGGCAGCCGCATCTTCAGCCGATAGCGGAGCATCAGCGGATTTCGTCACGCGAGCTGAGAGCGCGCTGCAGCAGGGCGCCGCGGTGGTCAAGATGGCAGCCTCGACGGCATCGCTGTGGGCGGCGCAGGCGCAGGGGCTCTCGAATGATGCACGCAACGTCTACAAAACCGTCTATGCGCTCCAAGGCAACTATGGGCGCTTCTTCGGTGGGCGTCTGAATGGCTTTAATCCGAGCGCGGCGCTGCAGTCGGTGCAGCAGGCGAACGTGACGGTCAACTCGCTGCTCGCACAGGGCACTATGCTGCGTGCGACCGTCGCGAATGCAGGCAATACCCTCAACACCATCGCTGGCGAGCTGGGAATATGAGTCAGGCATCCGACCTCGCGAACGCCGCTCAGGCGCTTGCGGCCGCGCTGCTCGCCTCGGCGATTGATCCGGCAGACGGCGTGCGATTGCTGTCGAATCTCGCGAACTTTGAGCCGAACGCGATCACTTCCGCATCTGTCGTCGGTATGTCGATGGCCGCGATGCAGGATGCGTGCGGAGATCTATTTCGACGGGCCGCCGTCGTTGCCCTGTGTCGCGCGGCCGCGAACTATCAGCCAGCATCGACGACAGATGCGGCGAACCTGCAGGCAACTGTCACGCAGCTGCTCGACGTCGAGATCCTCGTCGCTGGCAATCAGGGAGAGGACAACACGTTCACCGCGTTGCGCGCGCTGCGCGCTGCCGTCGTGCAGGATCTGCAGGCGCGCGCGGCCGGGCTGCCGGGCACAATCGTCGTGAACGTGCCCGCGGCACTGCCGGCGCCTGTGCTCGCGCAACGCCTGTATCGCGATCCGACGCGTGCCGCCGAGCTCGTCACAGAATCCGGCGCGCCGCACCCTGCTTTTCTGCCTCCGGGCTTTACTGCACTGTCCTCATGACCGCTTCCGATGACCTCACGCTGGTAGTCGGCGGCAGCCGGCTATCGGGGTGGACACGCGTGCGTGTGAGCAGGGGCGTGGAGCGGTGCCCATCCGATTTCCAGATCGAGATGACGGAAAGGTATCCCGGCCAGCCTTTCGATCTCACGGTCCAGCCGGGCGACGAATGCACCGTCTGGATCGGCAACGACCAAGTCATCACCGGCTATGTCGATCGCGTGTCACCAGCCTACGATCCGATCACGCATTCGATCACCGTCTCCGGTCGGGGAAAGTGTCAGGACCTCGTCGACTGCGCGGCAGAATGGCCGGGCGGACAGATCCTCGGATCGTCGGTACTCGATATCGCCTCGAAGCTCGCCAGCTACTACGGCATCACGGTCAGCTGCGCGGGCGAGCCCGGCGCGTCGATTCCGCAGTTCAACCTGATGCTCGGCGAGACCGCATATGACGTGATTGAGCGTATCTGCCGGTACCGCGCGCTGCTCCCATACGAGGATACCGACGGCAACCTCATCCTCGGTTCGATCGGCACGAGCCAGGCCACGAACGGCTTTACTGAAGGCGTGAACGTCGAGAAGGCGAGGGCGATTTTCTCGATTGACCAGCGCTATTCGGAATACCTCGCATTCCTGCAGTCGGTCGACGTTTTCACGGATGTCGGCAATGGCGGCAATCTATTTGCCACGGTCAAGGATCCGACGGTGCTGCGCCACCGGCGCCGCGTGATCATCGCGGAGGCCGGGGGCGGTGGCCAGGACGTCGCGATTCAGCGCGCGAACTGGGAGTGCGCGCGCCGCTACGGCCGCAGTTTCACGGTGGCACTGACGACCGATAGCTGGCGCGATTCGAGCGGCACGCTCTATACGCCGAATACGCTCGTGCCGCTCGCGCTGCCAACGCTGAAGGTGACTGGCAAGACCTGGGTGATCAGCGATGTGACCTATACGCGCGATGAGAATGGCACGCGCGCGACGATGATGATCATGCCGCCGACCGCCTTCTATCCGGAGCCGATCCTGTTGCAGCCTTTCCCGGCCGATGTGCCGGCGGGGGCAGTCCAATGACCGACGACTATTCCGAACGTCACTATCTGCGCACGATGTTGACGGTGCGCAGGGGCCGCATCTCGCTCGTCAACGACAGTGGGTCGATCCAGAAGCTGCAGCTTGCGCCAAGCGGTCTCGAGACGCGCGACAACATTCCTCGCATGGCGGAGTACGGCCTCGCATCAAATCCCCCGGCGGGCAGCGACGCGATGATCATCAATGTCGGTGGCGATACATCTAATGGCGCAGTGGTGGGCACGAACCATCAGGAGACGCGCCCGACCGGCCTGAAATCCGGAGAGACGATGCTCTATAACGGACCCGCCGGCACGAGCCTCTATCTCGCGAACGGGCAGGTCGTGCTCAATGCGAACGGACAGCCTGTCAATGTAAATGGCGCGACGATCGTGATGATCAGCGCGTCGACGGAAGTGATCTTCGATACGCCGGTCCTTAAATGCACGGGCGATATCGTCGATAACTATGAGACCAACTCGAGCACGCTGAAGCAGCTGCGCGCCGCACATGATGGCCACGATCACGAGGTGGTGGATGTGCAAACGGGTGGCAGCACGATCACGACAACCCCGCCGAATCTCACTGTATGACCGATACAACGACAGTTTGGGATGTCGCCAATGCTCGCGGCGATTGGGCGCTTTCCGGCGTCTCGCTGCTCACCGGCAGTGACCTGCAGACAGCCTACCTGATCAGCATCTTCACCGATCGTGTCGCGCAGCCTGGAGACGTGATTCCCGACGGTACGAACGACGCGCGCGGCTGGATTGGCGACGCCGGCGCGCAATATCCGATCGGCTCCCGGCTCTGGCTACTCGAGCGCTCGACGAAGACCCAGCAGACGATGAACCGGGCCCGCACATATGTGAATGAAGCAGTGCAATGGTTGCTCGACGATGGCGTCGTGGCGAAGCACGACATCACTCTCGCATGGGTGCAGGGCGCGCCGGGTACCTGGGGTATTGGCATCTGGATTCAGGCCTACCGGCCTGACGGGACGAAGTTTCCGCAGTTCAACTGGGTTTGGGGCGAGTTCCAATAATGCCTTTCGCACGACCGACACTCTCACAACTGCAGACGCAGGCCCTGCAGGACATGGCGGCCGCCCTGCAGGGCTCGGATCCGCTATTGCGCTTCGCGAACCTGAATATCACGGGCGTCGCGCTGGCGAACCTTCTCAATCTCGTCTATGGCTACCTTGACTGGATCTCCCAGCAGGCCGTGCCAATCACATCGACCGGCGAACATACGGCCATGTGGGCCGCGTTGAAGAATGTGTTCCAGAAGCCGGCAGAGCAGGCAATTGGCACGGTCTCTTTTCCGGGCGCGAACGGAGTCGATCTGCCGGACGGCACGCCGCTGACGCGAGGTGATGGTGTGGGCTATACGACCACAGCCGACGCGACGGTAAGCGGTGGTGCGGTGACGGCTCCCGCAATCTGCAACGCGGATCCGACTGGGCAAACAGGCGCATTTGGAAATTGTGCGGCTGGCACGACGTTCACGCTTGCCACCGCAATCGATGGCATCCAGTCCAACGGGACCGCGGCTACGGCTTTTACCGGGGGCGCCGATATCGAATCACCGGACAGCCTGATGACACGCATGCTTCAGGCCTACCAGAATCCGCCTCAGGGCGGCGATACGCAGGACTACGTGACCTGGGCACTGGAAGTGCCTGGCGTCACGCGCGCCTGGTGCAATCCGAACGGCTTCGGTGTGGGCACCGTGGTCGTGTTCACGATGTTCGATGTCTCCGAAGCCGCACATGGTGGTTTCCCACAGGGAACCAATGGTGTCGCCAGTGGCGAGACGCGCAGTCCGGACACGGCAACCGGCGACCAGTTGACCGTGGCCAACGCAATTTTCTCCGCGCAGCCTGTAACGGCCCTCGTCTGGTCGTGCGCGCCGATAGCGAACCCGATCAACTTCGTCTTCACGGGGACGGGAGGCTGGAGCGCAGCCACAAAGGCCGCTGTTCAAAGCGCGATCGCGAGCGTCTTTCTTCAGTACGGCGCTCCGGTTATCAATGAGATCCCGCTAGTCGATCTCTCTCTCATTGAATCGGAAATCGCCGCGATCTCTGGCACACAGGGCTTTGTCATGACGTCGCCCGCGGCAAATATCCCGAACATCGTGGGCCAGATCCCCACAATCGGCACGATCAATTATTCGTAGCTGCCATGAACGATGTGCTTGTTTTGCAAGCGCCAGATTTCCTCGCGGCGCTGCTGGCGTGCATGCCGCGGGGAAAGATCTGGCCGAAAGATGCCGACGCGGTGCAGACGCAGGTGCTGCTGGGGCTCGCGACGCCGTTCCAGCAGCATAACGATCGCGCGAACTATCTGCTTGTCGACGCATTTCCGGCGACTGCGGACGAATTGCTACCGCAGTGGGAGGCGACACTCGGGCTTCCGGACCCGTGCGCCGGGGAATCACCGACCTTGCAGGCTCGCAGGCAACAGGTCGTTGCGCGCCTGACGAATTCTGGCGGCCAGTCGGCGGCGTACTTCATCGCGTATGCGCAGTCGCTGGGCTTCGAGGTCACGATCACTCAGTTCACGCCGTTCCGGATGGGGCAGCAAAGGATGGGCTGTCCGCTTGGAACGCAGGACTGGGCTTTCGCGTGGCGCGTGGACGCGCCGGCCAACACGATCACCTACTTCTCATTGGGACAGTCTGCCGTCGGCGAGCCGCTGGCGGTCTGGGGCTCTGACGTTCTCGAATGTGAGCTCCGCAGACTGATTCCTGCTAACACCGTTTTGACTTTCGCATATGGCACACCGGGGGCGCTGGATAGCACCTTCGTGCTTGGCGAATCTTCACTCTCCTGAAGTACTGCTTAGGAAATGACGATGAAATCACTCCTGCGTGTGATCTTTTTTGCACTCGCGCTCGTTGCATTTCCGGCTTTCGCCCAGTTCACACCGGGGGTGGTACTGACGGCCGCGCAACTGAATAACCAGTTTGCACTTTATGTGCGGCTCGCCGGTGGAACACTTACCGGCTCGCTGACCGTGCCGGGCCTGACGGTTACTGGCGGATTGACCGCGACCGGTCTCGTGACGACAGCGGACCTTGCCGCGCAAGCTGCCAATACTGTGCTCGCGAATGCGACGTCATCCTCCGCATCACCAGCAGCATTCACGATGCCGAGCTGCAGTTCGTCCTCGAGCGCCCTACAGTGGACGGCTGGTAGTGGCTTCACCTGCGGCACGGTCGCCTCGGCCGGCGCGAATGGCAATATCACGTCTCTGACCGGCCTGACGACGGCTCTGTCCGTGGCGCAGGGCGGCATGGGCGCAACGTCACAGACTGCGCATGCGCCGCTCATCGGAGAGGGTACGGGCGCCGTGTCGTCTTCACCTGGAGCGGGCACGTCGGGTCAATTCTTCCAGTCACAAGGGGCGAGCGCCGATCCGGTCTGGGGCTACCCGACCAGCTATTACAACGTCTTCAATTCGATGACGCCGACGCAGGTAGTCGACGTGCTGACGTGCGGCTATACTCAGGACGTCAAGTCGGTCATCCAGACTGCACTGAATACTTACGGTGCGATCTTTCTGCCGAAAGGCTGCTATCGCACGAGCGGGCCAATCGATAACACTGCTGGTGTGATGGTGGGGGCAGGCGCTCACCAGTCCTTCATCACTAGCTATGATTCGACTGCGGCAGATAGCGTAATCACTGCTGGTGGCGCTGCAGTGATCCGCGATCTTGGCATCGGCTTTAATTCCTCGATCATCACTGGCTCCGAAACGCAGGGACAGCGCAACGGTATTCAAACCTATTCGCCAGTATCGTCGCTAGCATTGCAGCGCGGCGGCCGTATCGAGAATGTGCTCATCAGCTATGTTGGTACGGGCCTGTACAACCCTACCGCGTCTGCCGATAGCATGTTTTCGGCGCACGTGATGAACCTCGAGGTGAATGGATATTCGTACCGTGGGCTTGACATCGAAGGGGCTACGCAGACCGGCTCGGTGTTCTCGAACCTCTATGTCACGAATTACAACGGTTCGTATCTGTTCACGTCGAGCGCAGATGCTGGTGCGGTATTCGGGCAATGTTCAAGCACGGGTACGGTTTCCGGTGCGGACATCTCAGAACTGTCGCTCGACCAGCTCAACATCGAATGGTCGACGGTTGCTAACGCGGTGCGTTTCTGCGGCGTGACAGGGGTATCTGCCGGAACTGTTCACCTAGAAGAGATCACCCTTCGAACCGGCTTTTCTGGTTTGATTGATTGGCGAAACTCGAGCGGCCGGATCGGTTCCCTGAGCGTCTATTACGCGCCGATCAAGGCAGCCGGATGGTATGTTGCGCGGCTATGGGACTCCGCCAACCTCACCGGTAGCGTTTCGAGCCTCAATAACCAAGCAATGCTGGACATTGGGGTGCTCAATCTGCACGGCCTCAACGATGGTCCGCAGGTTACGTCCGGTAATGGTCTCTCTGGCGTTAGCAACTTCTACATACTCGATCGCGAGACGTCAGCAGTTGGCCCCTATGTGGTTCGCATAGGTGCGTATGTGTGGCAGTCGTACCAGAGCGACAGTTCGGTTTATTCGAGCGCGCCGAATGACCCTCACTCGATGCTGCTGATCATCCCAACGCCATCCGGATTCAACTATCCTCCCGTGGCGTCGAGTTGCGGGACTAGCCCGACCGTGGCAGCCGGCTCAACGATCTATTCCGGATCGGTCACTGTCGGCACGAGCGGAACGGCCTGCACCCTGACATTCGCGGGAGCCGGCTTTTCCAATCAGGCTCGCGGTGTTGTTGTGGACAACGCAGGAGGCAGTACACCTCCATACACGGTCAGCAAGACCAGCATCACGATCAGCACCGCAACTGCTGGCCACACCTATTCCTATTCCATCTCGGGTAATTGATGACTTGCGCGCGGGCGCCTTGCACTCAAGAAGGCGTCCGCGATCCTGCTCGACCATCTTTGTGCCCCGCCATCAATTGCGCTGTATGCAAGATGCGAGATCAGGATCGTGACTGCGAAAGTCACCACAAAGCCGATGGCGGCGAACTGGCGGGGATGTCCGTACTCCGGTCCCAGACTCAGAATATGCGAGCCTACGCTTAGCATCACCACAGCATGGAGCGCATACATCGCGAAAGAAAGCTTTCCCAGATAAGCGATTGGACGGGACGAAAGAACGCGTGATGCATTGGGCGACGCCAGGACCGACGACACCAGCAGCACCGATGCGACTGCGTGGCATATCACATCGAAGTCAATCCCGGTGAAGTGCAGATAAGGTGCGGCCCACAAAGCCTCGGGTGTCCAAATATTCTCAGAACCGAGAATGAGAGCGACAAAGATGCCCCATGCCGGAATCCTCAGGGATGGGTAGCGCAGCAGGACTGCTCCTGCGAGAAACAGGGCGTAGTACACGCCAAAGTTTCCGCACAGGTAGCAGAGGCCGAAAGTAGCCGCGACGCACACCATCCAGAAGTTGCGGTTGCTGTAGAAGAGCGCAGCGACCGCAAACAGCAGAAGCGAACCGAAGAGTTCGACGCGCATCGTCCAGAGCGGGAAGTTATACAGATCGTCGCCGGTGAAAGCGCCGATCAGACCGACCCGGATGGAATGCGAGAGCAGAAGCCGATCAGGATAGTACTGTGCGAGCCAGGAATGTCCGCCAATGGCTTTAGCCGCTTCGACGTTATGGAAGCCAATTGAATTCGATACTGCCCATGCCAATAGAACAGAGAATAGCGCCATCGGCATAAGCCTGAAATAGCGCTTCACTGCTGCCTTCGATAGCTGGTCGATGTCGTTCGATCGATTGAATCCGAGCAAGAGCACGTATCCGCTCAGCACGAAGAAAACCGATACCGGGAAATTTCCGTCAATCAGGCGCCGGTAAAAGCGCCACATCAGGGATGCTTGGCTATACGCCCCTGTGGATGAAGTCGCCGTGCCGACGAATGCATCCATGTGTGACAGGATCACCCAGATACAGGCTAGACCGCGAAGGCCATCAAGTGATGCGTTATGTGTCGTATTTTTATTCTGCATGGTCTATCAGGACGTTTCTTATTGCTTTGTGCGCTTGATCCACATTGCCAACTCGCTGACTCCCCATATGGCGAGAAATATCCATGCGACAGTGATGTTTCGATCTGGCATTGGGAATCCGACCCTCGACGCGGCAATCGTAAGCGCAGATAGTGCCGCTGCGAAGCGCATCAGGCCGTTGGCCAGCTTATGCGAACTGGTTTCGTCTGCCATATAAAAGGAAATTGTAAGAATATGCCAAGGAAGGCAAGAAGTATCTCATATCCGCAAGGCGGATTTTCACGGTAACGAGGCCGCCCGCGGGGCGGCTTTGCTTTTTTGGGCCCGCAGATGCGGGCCTTCCTATTTATGTGGAGCGTGAATGTTCCAGACTGACCAACCCTCTGCCGCGAGTTCGCTTCCGGCCCCAGCTGTCGCAGGCACGCAAGGATTCTTCACGAATGGCAATCCGGTGAGCGGCATCCCGGCAACAATCCTCGATGCCGATTTCATGAACATGTTGATGATGGAGCTCATCAACATCGTCGAAGCCGCAGGGCTTACTCCGAGCAAGACGGCATACAACCAGGTGCTGACGGCAATTCGGGCGCTGAAGGGGTACGGCGATCTTCTGAGCGTCAATATGTACGCGACGCAGGGGTCCGTGATTTTCACGCCTTCCACGCCAAATTCATTGATCTATACGCGAGCAATGGGCGGTGGCGCAGCCGGTGGCAGCACGCCTGCAACAGGTGCCGGTCAATATGCGATCGCCAGCGGAGGCTCGACCGGCGCGTATGCGGAAGGTATCTATCAACTGACGAGCGCCGCCCCCATCCCCATCACGATTGGTGCGGGAGGCGTTACTGCTGCCGGCGCTGCTGGCGGCAACGGTGGTACCACTTCCATCGGGTCTTTGATTACCTGCCCCGGCGGCGTGGGCGGATCGACGAGTGGCTTGCAAAGCACGAGCATCCCATGGACTACCGGGACAACGCTCGCGCCAGTGGCAACCGGCGGCAACATCTGCAACTCGCAGGGATGGCCTGGATCGTTCGGCATGGCGATACAGGTTAGCGCTGGAACTGCCGGCCTGGTCGCCGGTGGTGGCGGCCCTTCGCCACTCGGTAACAGCATTGCAGCTACGCAGGGTCCCCCTGGGACAGGAGGCATCGCGGGCATCCTCGGCGGCGGTGGCCGCGGCGCTGCACAAGGGCCATCGAGCCCGCTTGTAGGCGGCGGGAACGGCGGCGCCGGTTGGGGGCTGATCTTTGAATTCGGGAGCAAATAACCCATGAAGCTATACGCACATGTCGTCGGCGGCTCAGTGATTGAGCCACTTATCGCATCGGCTTATTGGGACGCCGACGATCCGAGCGGAAATTTCAAGAAAGGCGACGAGATTCCAGTAGCGCAGCGTTTCACGGCCGCATTCGTCGCGAATCTGATCGATGTGACCGCAATCAGCCCCCAGCCGCAACAGGGATGGGTGACGGCCGACGGCGGCAAATCATTCGCGGCGCCAGTGGCAGCGCCGCCTTCCGCAGAGCAGATCGCGGCCACCAACACCGCAATGCGCGACAGCCTGATGCAGGTGGCGAACAATGCAACATTTGGCATCGCTGATGCCTACGCCGCAGGCCTTCTCGATACTTCGGACAGCCAGACCTTCAAAGCATGGGCGGCATACAAGCTGGCGCTGTCGAAAGTCGATCTGACGACAGCGAACCCATCCTGGCCAACGCAGCCAGTGATTTCCGTTCAGGCCGGATAGTTCGCCGGGTGCGCAGCCCTATTTCGCCTTGCAACTGCTCTAGCGAGACGAATGGATGGCTGCTCGATATAGCGATTGAATAGTGCCGCGAAACCGATTGCCAACACAATCGCGATCAGAGCAGTTGCAATGCCACCGATTCGAGGAAACAAGAGAATAAGGCAGGCATGCAGGATGGGCGTGTGGGTCAGATACAGACTATAGGAGATCTTGCCGAACCATTTCCCAATATTGAATAACGCTCCATGGGCGAGATCAAGTGAGAGAGCAATCACGATCA